GACTAATACTCATGGATATTGAAAATTCAAAGCATTTTTAAATGAAAGAGCCGTGACAAAACATTTGATGGCGCAAAGGGTTTAGCCGTTTTTTTTATTTATACTACATTGTAATCACACGTTAGTATAAATGTTTTTCTATTATCTCATCTATCGTGAAACAATCGGAAAAGCGTTTAAGGCTACGAGCCATATCTTCTCCCCAAATATCAAGAACAACACCTATCGCTTCTGCGTCGCCAACACATGAATAGCAACACTCGTGATTATTGTACTCTTGATAATACACCTCTTGTGGGTCGCAGTAACGCTTGATGGCATTGTTAAGACGGACGATTCTGTCCCATCTTTTATAGGAGAAATAAGTTATGTAATCAATTCTTTTCCGTAGTCGGCTGTATAGCCCAAGCGTTTTAGCCCCTTTTATTTCCTGCGAACCGTAAAGGTTTCGCCTTACTGCTGTAACCTTTGTCTTCATATTTTTTTCGTTTTTAGTGAATAAATTTAGTTCCCACGCCAGTGTCGAGCTGGTTGTAGTCCGCCTCGTGGGATTTGATTTTTAGAAATCGTCAAAATACTCGTACGCATAGTAGTAGAGTGCCGCGTCGGGTTGACGGCGGCACCACTCATCAAGTTCCTCAAGAGTCCGGCATGTTCCGCCTGAAACATCACGGCAGAATTTCCTTATCTCATTCGGCAACAAATCCTCGTGCGAATACTCGCCTGTCTCCTCGTTCTCATATTCAACTAACGTGCATTTCTCCATTCCTGGGTCGTTCGTTCTGAACAATTCGCAACCAGGTTCCTCTGATATGTAAGTCAACTTAACATTGAACATTCTCCGTATGGCTCCCATTAACTCATAGCAAGGGTTCCATGCAGAATCGTATTCAATACTCAGTTCGGGAGTTTCATTGCTGTCATCGTATTCGTATGATGTTATGCTACCACGGCAGAAAATCTTCTCCCATTCAAGCCCCATTGCGATAACGATGTTACCGAGCCACAGGTTTCCGAAATCGCTCTTGTGAAGTTCCTTTTTCTCGCAACTCTCAATGATAGAGAGCAGTTTCTTTGCACCTTCACCTGTGCAAACCATTGTCGTGTTACACCAATTTGGCATAGTCTTACATATTTTTAATTGTCATTATTTCCTCGACTGTGTACAATCCGTTCAATCTTTCTATGGTATTTGCCACATCATAGCCGAAGATGTATATGATTCTTCTCATAGCCTGTGTGTCGCTGTTCCCGTAGAAACACTCGAAGTTGTTGTACTCGTAGTAGTACACCTCCTGCGGATTGCACTCTTTGGCGATTTTCCTGTAGATGTTGTGGTAGGTCTTTTGGTATCGTTCATATCCGTCTTTAGTGCCGAATATTCCATGACCAATATTCAAGAGTTTTTCACCCTCTTTTAGCGGTCTGATACTCTCTTTCCCACATTTGAAATCGTCCGCATCGAACGCCACGAACATATCGTAATCACGCAAGTTGATTGTGTAGATTTCGTTTCTCAACTTTTCGTACCTCTCAAGCGTCTTTGCGCCCTCGATAACCAATAAGCCGTCATTATCGTAGTCAACCGTGACCGTCAATTTCTTTTTATTTTCCATAATCTCAAAATTTATCTGTTATACATTTAATGAATTGTGCTCCACCAGAGGGAATCGAACCCTCTGCGAGAACCGTTGTGGATTATTTGCCACAGAGTTTTGTGTCAATCATTGCGTCTGTCACATATTCAGAGAAATTCTCCATGAAAAGGTCGCTTATAGCCTTTGCGAGCCTTTTGAACTCGCTCGGCTTTAGTGTGCGTCCACCGATGGTGTCGATGTCGTCCTGGTTGATTTCCATGAACGGGATTTCGTATGGGCTGTTGTCCCGGACAATAACAAAATCCTCTCCGTTGTCGTCGTTGAATAGGATGTTGAAATCCTCCTCGGTCTTGGCGTGGAAGAAAATCATGTCGTCACGAGTGAAAGGAATTTCGCCAATGGCAATCTTCACATTCATTTCCTTTCCGTCGTCCTTGAATCTTACTGTGCAATTTCTTATTTCCATAATCTCAGAATTTTATTTGTTAATAAATGTCGCACCCACCGAGGGAAACGAACCCTCGCTGTCGTACCATAGTGGGTTAAAATGGCTCAATGGTGTAATTCGCTACCCTTTTCCATTCTAATGGGGAGGATGATGCCATCACGCTTACAATATATGCGTAGCATACACCTTCGTTTGTACAGCCGATTATTTGGAACTTGATTTCTCCATAATACCTGGCTGCAATCCAATTTTTGCGGACAAACACCAGGTCTTTTATCAGGAATCTTGCCGTTGTCTGTTTTCCCTCAAAAAACAGCGTAATGTCAAATCCGTTTTTGATTCTCTTCATAACTCACAGTTGTTTGATAAACTCGTTCTCTTTCAGTTCGTAAAATCCATCTTTGTTCAAGAAAAAAGATTGGGATTCCATAAACCTCCTGACTTCTTCTTCATATCCCCACCTTTTTGGGATTCTGATTGTTGGAATCCCCGCAAATGAATTATTGTTACTATCCAATCTGACAGTATATTTAGAGAATATTATAGTAACCTTAAAACCAACACAAAAATGGTTGTCTATTGTTATATATTTGATTAAGAAGTTGTAAATAAACTCCTCCACTTCACGAAAAGGTTTTTTCCTTGTGAGTTCTCTTAATAGTTTGTTTCGTTCCATATCTCAAAAAAATTAGTGAATAATCGTACCCACGAGGGGAATTGAACCCCTCCGTGTACCATAGTGGGTTTAGTCTTTAAATGAAAGCCTGTCATCGCAGTTCATGTACCACAAAAAGTTTGACTTCGTGGCAAGACCGTGCTTTTCCATTTCGTCATCGCAAATTGTGTAGTAATCCTCATTGCCGTCGTAATAGTCAATGGAGATTTTGTTTTCTGCGTCATTGAAGGCTCCTAACCGTTCCTTCTCCATAAGATACACAATCTTCATTCCGCACTCGCCAGCCTCCTTTAACACGCTGTCAAGTTTCTGAAAAACCTCTTTCTGCTTTTCCGACAGTTTTATGTATTGGAGCAGCGACTTGCGCAGATGGCGAACACCATTCTCGTCAACAAAAACATAGTCGTTGGCGGCTATACATTCCTCTCGGCTTCTGTACCACTCGCCATTAATTCCGATTGGCTGTTTTTTGCTGACAGCCGTGATTTCCACGAAGTCCTTCTGTGGCTCACCGTCAACAAATCTGTAAACGTAAGGAGTGATGACGTTACCGTTCACATCGTATTTGATGTTCGCTTCGTTTAACACTCGTGTGACATCGATGGTGGTGCAGTTCTTCACACCACTTCTGAACGTGCTTTCAGATTCGTAGAGTTCGCAGTTCCTTGTGCGGATTTCTTTTCCGTCAGGTGTTGCGATAACGTACTCTGTGCATAGGTCAACAAGATTGTAAATCGTTTCCTTGACAACAACCTTTGTCAATTCTCCGTCAATCACTGTGAGGTTTGATTCTGCTGTGAATCTTGTAAATGTGAAATCGTTTAAAAGTTTCATAATCTCAAAGTTTTAAAAAAATTAATAAATAAATTGTCTTGCTCTATCGCCCCGCTTCGGGCGCAGCCACATGTTTCATGGCAGGCGATAGAGAAACGGCTAATATCCCCTGTAGCCGAACAGGTCTTTGTACGCCTCGTGGAAAACCTCACGAGAATATCCGTATTCTTCGTACAGAGGCCACAACTCGCTTTCAGAAGGCTCCCTGTTTCGGAAACTCTCTAAAATCCAATCATAGTCCTCGCACAGTGTTTCGTACAGTTCAATAATCTTGTCGCTGTCTTTCCTTTCATTTTTTTTGGTGGAATAGTAAACCCCATTCCCATACGAACAGCCGTTGTACACATACGGATATTTGTACACCGGTCTTTTGTACTCGTGCGGATAAACTCTCACGCAGTTCTCGAAGATATGACAGCACAGCTCAAGGCAGTTGTTCAATTCTGAAAACACCGTGATTTCCTGGTCGGTGTGCGGATGGTAGTATCCGCAAGAAATGTTACATGCGGAAATCTTTAGTCCATCGTGCTTCAACTGCATCACGTCGGTCATCATTCCGTACTGAACATTATAGCCGAAAAGCGAGAATCCGCTGTCGTTGACAAAATCCTCGCTGCACAGTTCCACACCGCTTGCGCTTGTTATGAAGTCGCTACCGCCTTTACGGTCGCACTGCAAAACAAAACGGCAGTCGTTGAAGAAATCCATATCGGCATCTGACGAGCCTACACATCCGATTTCCTCGCCGTGGAACAGCGCAACCTTGCAGACCTCGTATCTGCTCAACAGATTTAGCGCAACCCAAATGCCGTTCTTGTCGTCGGCTCCGAGCCCTTGCTGCGAGCGTGTTTCCTCGGAGAATGCGAAAACCGTGTCGCCCTGCTGATACACCGTGAAATCGTCACCGTGGAAGTCCTGCACCTGGTCGGTGTGTGCGACAACACACGGATAAGTGTCGCTTTCACCTCTCGTGATGTAAATGTTTCTGTCCTTCCTGCACATGTGCGCATCGGGAACATTGACTTTTACCCACTTCTTGATGAATTTCAGCATTTTGTCCTCTTCTTCTGATGGAGAGTGAATCTCGTACAATTTTTTCAATAGTTCCATAATCTCAAATATTTGTGTTAATAAATAGTTCCCACAGCGAGAGTCGGACTCGCTTATCGTTTTACCGATGCTCCGAGCGTGGGAAAGACAGGCTTACCTGTCGTAATCATCAAAGAAATAATCTGAAATAAACTCCATATCTCCGTCCGAGTCAAGATAGCCTTGATTCTCCAGTGCGTCATACACTTCTTCGCAAACATCGATTCTTATGAATGTTGAAGCATAGACTGTTTTGAAAGAATCACGGGAATAGTTAGCGTCTCCTGATTTCAATTCATTTGCGAAATATTCCAAAACAGACTTTTCCATGCAGCCGTTGCAGCAGTAATCCTCGTCCGTGTATGAGGAATGAACCGATTCGGATTCTAATTCGGCAAAAGAAAAGAATGTTAGCGTGTCGCATCTTTCGCAACGGAACACGTCCTCGTCATAAACATACACTTCTTCACTTGAGAGATAGGTGTAATTTCTGTCTCTTTCTTCTTCCGACACCTGAATCTGCTCACCGTTTTTGTACACCGTGCATAGCATATACTCCGCTGTGCCGTCTGTGTTTTCAAACAGATAGCTTGCTTCGTCATGCGGGTAATTGTACAGTGTGTCGTTTTCATCTACGAACCATTTGAACGAGTCCATGTAAGGTGCATCATTACAATTTTCACGCCAAACACAAGGGATGTGCATTTTGTGAACCAGCGGTGTGCCGTCGTTCAGCACAAAATCCATTGGAGAATGGCAGCCGGCACCCACAGTTTTAAAACCGTCGATATAACCTCCAGCAATCAGTTTGCTCACGAGCATCTGCTTTAGCAGATTGTCCTGGTCTGTGGAGTACTGTCGCTCCGCAAGACGCAGAACATTGCCGGTGTCCTCGTCATGCACATCCGTGAATATCACGCATCGTGCCACGATTAAATTGTCTTTCAGCAGACTTGCCGCTTTTGCGGACACGCACTCGCTGTAGAAATCATCGAATCCGTCGTCAGTCATACAGGAGTGAAAGTCACCGTCGCAGTATGAACTGTTGTAGATGAAACCGAAATCGTCATCAACACGAAGTTCGAAATTGCCGATTTTATCCTCTGCGTACGCTGTCCATTTCTCCGTGAACTTCTCGCAAAGGAAATTCACGACAGAATCGGGAAGCCAGTTGTACTGCGTGTCGGAAATAATCTGACGCAGAACCTTGCCCGGTGATGTTTTTCGTACTACTTCTTTTCCGTTGTCAAAGAGTAGTACTCTGATTTTCATAAAGTCGCCATCCTCGCACAAGCCCTCCTGGTTGTCTGTTTCGTATCTTCCGTTTTCGGCAGAGAAAAACTCGCAATCGAAAAACTTAACTATGCAAGAGTTTATACTTGGTTTCCAGCATTTGAACTGACACAGAAGCGCATCAAACAGCGACTGCTGAGATTTCATCTCTACGCACTTTTGGAAAAACACCGGGAACTCCTTTCTTTTTCTCCAGAAATTCTGGTCTTTCAACAATGTAAGGAGGATTTTGTTCTTCCTCGCTCCACTTGGATTTTTGCCAAAGATTTCATTAAACTCTTTAGCGTCTTTAAAACTTTTGATTTTTTCCATAATCTCAAATATTTAAAAATTAATAATTTGTTCCTGTTTCACGTCACGAGCGTGAATGTCTGTCGTTTGCAGTATCACAGGAAGTTTGCTTAATCATTCTCCACCTCCGCAATGCTCACGAAAAGGTGCATCGTCGCTAATGGTGCGAGAATTGAGAAGCAGAAGAAACTCCGTACCGGGTGAATAGTGAAATACTCTAATTCAAATGCGTAGAGTATTGAGAGCAGCACAAAAAGTGCTGACGATGTGGGCAGAATCGCCCTGATGATTTTCTCGATAATTGTTTTCATTTTTTTTGGGAATAAAAAACGGTGAGGATTTCTCCCCACCGTCGGTGAATAAACTTGGTTTATCTTTTAACTGTCTGCAAAAACGTATCCGTTGCAGAATGTGAAACCTTGTATGAAAAGGTCACGAGCGTAGCCGTCGTAGTCTATACGGCACGAAAGGTTTTGTATCTGTTCAGACAAAAATTTGTTATCTGAATAATATTCTGCGAACTGCTCCAATAAAAAATCAAGGTGCAAGTATTCCTCGCAGTAGTATTCAGCAAAGTCCTTTTCGCTGTTGAACTCGCCCATATATCTGTCCTCGAAGTCGTCAATTTCTCCTTCTGTCTTGTCAATATAGGTTTCCACAACTTCCTGTGGGTACTCGTCGCAGAGTTCTATGAACTTTGCGATTTTATTGAAACCGTCTTTTTTGAAGCACGATTCAGCGTACCAGCCACGAGGAAAACACTCGTAGTCCTGAAACATCAGTTCGGGGTCGTCCTCGTCGGCATGGATAGCGTAGCAGAAATTCATGAAATTCTCGTACGTGTCGAATGTGGATAAATCTATCCACAGCCCACGGAGGCTTCCCATGTTGTACTTTGCGTACGTTCCAACGTAGAGTGCCGGCATATTGCTACCGGAGTTTTTTCCATGCTCCTTGATAGCGTCCTCCAAACTTTCCTTGTCGTAGCCAAGTTGTTCAAGTCGTTCTTCCACTTCCGTGTAGATTGGCAAATAGCCAAATGTCATTTCTATTTTCTCCATAATCTCTTTATTTTTTTTTAGTTAATAATTTGTTCCCACATCACGTCTCGCTCGTGAGTGCCAGCCGTGATGTGGGAAAATTGTTCAGTTGTTGGGAACTCTACGCTCTATAACCCGGTAGGTATAGTTCGTGTTTTCTACGTAGGATTTCACGTCATCGTGAAACTCTTTCAAATCTTCCTTGTCGCTTTTGTCAGCGGAGATTTCGTCGTGCCACTTTCCGTCGTACAACATCTGCAACACTTTCAGATAGGTGTATTTCCTTTTCATTGTTCAGTTTTTACAATTCCGCTAATTGCTGTTTCGCCTCGCTGACTAACAGCATCAGCAGTTTTTGGATAATTTCTTTATTACCGACACCGCTTTTGTTTCCATCGTGTCGCTCAAAAACGACTACTCGGCAATCGCCATTTTTCAACATTCTTTCGTAGTCGTTCAGACAATTTTGTAACATTTCTTTTTTGCTCATAATCTTTAATTTTTAAAGTTAATAATTCGTTTCCGCCGGCGCAGTCGCAGCACCGTGCGCAGATTTCCCCACGCAAAACGTATGCGGAAAGCAATTCTCGTACCCGGCTCGGTTCTCGTACTGCGTTTTTATTCTCGTACACGAAAACCAAACCAGGCACGGAATTGGAAAAACAGCGTAGAGCCGTCAAATCTCCACGCTGACACGATGAAATCGTTCAACTGGGATAACGCTCCACAGGAGGAGAGAAAATCGCCCTACGCAGTTCTTTGCGGTTTAGTCGCTCAATAATGATTTCGGGACGGTTTTTCAGATTCACGCATAATTCCGTGCAGTACGGAACCACGTTGCCGCTCTCGTCACGCTCGTAGAAAAGCGTGGAGTTCTTGAAATTCTGAATCATATTAAAAGCGCCCTGCTTGTCGGTGAACAGCAGCGAGCTTTTTCCGTTGCTGAATTTCATAATTATTCGGAAATTTAGGAATTTTCCACCCGACGGAACCACGTTGCGTGTTGCGTGCGAGTCGTTCGCCCGGCTTTTGAATATCCGCTTACCGGCATTTATGAACTTTGCCAGCTTGTTGGAGTTGTTCGCCTGTCTTTTCTTTTTTCTCTTTAAAATTTCTTCTTTCATTTTCTCAAAGTTTTTGTTCATTTTACATCCGGCTCTGCGTTTGAATCGTTCGGGCTTGCCACCGAGAAAACCATAATGGAAATATGGCTCACGCCGCATTACGGCAAAATGAGAGGGAACGCCAGGACTGCCACGGAAAAACCGTCGCACCTCTTTGCCTGCCGCTCCCACAGCTGTTAAAAATTTGAGATTTGAGATTAGAAATTCGCTTCGGATTCTGCTCCTTGAATACGGTGAAGACCGTAAAAGGCTCGCACGATCTCGTGAAAGCCACGCCCTCAAGCGAAAAGAGGGGTCGGGAAACCACGGAATAAACACGATTCCACGGCAACGGCTCGCAAGGCTCCGCATCCCGACCGCTGAATGACTGCGGGATTTCCCCACAGCTCCGCACGGATTTCTGCGGAATTGTCCAGCCTGGTGACGGATTTCTCCGTGAATCCTCCGTGAAGTCGTTCGGCTGCGAATCCGTTCGGCTGTGAAATCGTTCACGCCCGAAACCGTTCACCGCTGAAATCGTTCACCGTGGATTGTTCGGCTAAGGTTTTCAACCTTTTGTAATTCGTTCCCACATCACGTCTCGCTCGTGAGTGCCAGCCGTTAGCTGCCGTGTGGGAAATTGGATCTAACAGGGAACAAAAAAGCCCGGAATAACCGGGCTTGTCCTGTGTGCTGTGTTAGCTGCTGTTAGTAGTCGTACACTGCGGATGCTAATTCTTTATTATGGTAGATTTCTTCTAAAATTATACATTCAATGCAATATTTTTTAAAAGGGTCTATATCCAAAAGCGAGGGGGTTTTTGTTTCTACTTCGTAGATTTCGGGTACTCTTTCACCTGGCACCATTAAACTAATTTTAAAAACTCTGTTTTTTATTTTTTGTACACTTACGCCCTCAGAAAAATTCAAGCAGAAATAACAAATATTTTCAGATTGTTCGCCGTCCTCTTTTCTTTTCTTATTTTGGTAGGCGATTGCTTTTTCAAATATTTCAAAATAGTCTTTCATCATTTCAAATGTTTAAAAGTTTTTGGAATAACCACCCCTTTGCGGGGTGGTCGTTTGTTTGGCTTGTTGTTAAATGGCGTTTTTCATCGCCGTTAACATCGCCTGTTTGGTTTCCTTTGTCAGAGTTGCAAAGGCATCTTTGCCAATCGTGGCGATTAATTTCGCTTCGAGGGCTTCAAGGGTCATGGCTTTACGCTCCATCACCTTTTTGGCCTCGGCTTGCTTGGCTTGCCAAACATTCAGCCCCGAATTGAGCGAGCGGAGAACGCCCGCTACATCGCTAACCGTCTGGGCGGCTAACTCTTTTTTGTCGTTCAACTCTGTAGTAAAATAAAACTCGTTAGCTCCGTAGATTAAAATTTTATCTTTCGGGGTCAACTTTTGGCGGTTAGCCTCTTTGGTTTGGGTGTAGATTCTTGTAAATTGTTCGGTTACTTCCTTTGCAAAATCTAACTTCTTTTGCAAAGTGGGTGCGTCGTCTGCAAAATTGCCGTATTGTTTCAGCTGCTTTGCGTCTGAAACAATCGCTTTAACATCTGCGACAAATTTCGCTTGTATGCTTTCACAAGCCATTTTCACAGATTTGGACAAACTTTCGTTCTTGCTCTCGTTAGCTGTAACTTCTGCGTTAGCAGATACCTTGCCAGTTGCTGGCATCTTTGCATCCTCTTTAATGGATGCGTTGAGATCTTTCTTTGTCATAGTTGTTGTTATTTTTAATATTGTTTAACAAATAGCCCCTTTTTGGGCTTTTTCTTTACATTACAAATTTAGCAGAAAAAAACGAGACATGGAGTTAATAGCCGTTAAAAGATTAGCCGTAAAACGCTATATATTAGCCCATTATGTTAAGAATAACAAACAGGTGTAAACTATTGTGTTCAAGTTTGCAATAATTAACAGAAAAATAATAAAATGTGAATATTTGTAAATGTGTATATGTGGTTGATATTCAGTTAGTTAAGAAACGAAATGTTAAAATTTAACATTCGGAAAACAGCAGAATATTTAACTTTTAACTGATATTAACAAAGTATGGCACGGGTTAAATTTGGCTTTTAAGGCGTTCAAATTTGGCGGATAACAAAAAAGGCATTATATTTGCAAAGTCATGGTGTAACCGCTTAAAATTGGTTACCAATGTAATTTTTAATATTGTTTAACCCCGGTTGATTGGGAAATTAGCCGGGCTTTTATATCAAAATAGACAGTTTTATTTTAACATTTCGCTTTAATAATTATAAATTATAAGAAAATTAAGGTAAATAGTTATAAAATGATAGAATAATATAAGATAGTGTTATAGATTTGTTAAAGGTTTAAAAATGTTAATTCCAACCCTTTTCTGTTAATTTTATAAAAATTAAAGAAATTTTAACATTTTTTAACACCTCCGTTGTAAGCAGTTATTCAGAGTGTTTGACAGTCAGGCGGATAGCCCACCCACCCCAGGCAAAAGGCGAAAAAAAAGCGTAGTAACCCCCTCATAAAAATTTTTCCCATCAAATTTTTCGCTTTTTTAACTTTATCACACACTAACACAAATTATAACAAGTAACTGTGTATTTACGATATAATCTATTGATTATCAGTAAATATGATTCATTGACTTTAATGGTGTGTGTTGTGTTTGTGATGTTTTATATATATGCTTATCTTTGTAAAAAAAATTAGGACTAAAAAGCGTAATAATTGAGTCATTATTGTTGTTTTAAATCATTTTATGTTTTAGAATGGCTAAAGATTTGGTTGGAATCACCTCTGATGCTCGCTCATCTGCGAAGAAAAGTGGTTTAAGTGTGGTTGATATGGCATGTGCCGATTTGGTTTCATGCGGTTGGACTGTGTCTGACGCATGGGCTGTCTGTGTCCGCAGCGGTTACACATGGGAGAAGTCTGCTTTACGCCGTGCTCAGATAGAGATGTCCGAGGCACCGGCGTTCCAGGAGCGTGTAAAGTCCACGAGAAGCAGTATTGCCGGCTCATACACTGCCCCTGTCGATTCTTCCAAGGAAAACGGCATTATGGAGGCCACTTCAAAGGAGAATCTCATCCTTGCCTTGCTAAATGCCCGCAGTGGTCTTCCTGTCGGCTCAAAGGAGTATATCGACGCTACCATGAAGATTGCGGACTTGACGAACGCCAAGAAGGAGGAAAACAAGTCAGAGGTCGAGTTAATTCATTATCATCTTCCCTTGAAGTGCAGCATGTGCTCATTGAAGCGTGCTCATGACGAGGCTAAAAACAAGTAGTGTATTTATGGTAACAGAAAATTCGGGCATACCTTTTGGTGTGCGTTTACGTTGTGGAAATTTCTATGTTCAGAAATTCTCCCGTGGTCTATCGAGGTCGGAGCAGTCCTCTTTGCGCAAGGAGTGCTCTATTCCTAAAGGTGAGCGTCTTCCTCTTGTGCGTGGCACATTGCCGTTTATCCGTCTTGCATCCATTTCGGGCTCATGGCGTCTTGAGTGGGCTTGCACGATGCACATGTTCTCTCTTCTGAACTCTCTTGAGGTTGTTGACGGAGTGTTGAGTGAGTCTGCGTTGTCGGAGTTGAAGTCGTTGCTTTCCGTGCTATACACCGAGACGACAGTCCTTGGCGATGCGGACTTGATGAAAGACCGTGTGAACTCTATTGCGTCGTACATTTCGAGGATTACGGCTCCACGTTCGGACAAAGACGATGAGCTGATTGATGACGAGCGTTTGCGTCAGCGCACTATTGACAACTTAAAGGAGATTGGCGATGACGAACAATGAGCGTTCTGTGTATTTAAGGGAGTGCGCACGCCGTGCAGGGCTGTGTGACGAGTGGTATTCCTCGTGGTCTGACGATAGCAGTCTTTACGCGCTTGTTGACAAGTTCGTGCGAGGCCAGGACTTCTGCGTTGAGCATGACTTCCCGAAAATCACCGACATATTGAGTCTGTTCACACGAGCGGAGCTGCGTGATGTGGGTGTCTATGTTGACGAGGAAGATGTGTTTGTGGAATCGCCATCCAACCCAGTTGTGCTTGGTGACACGATGATGCGCATAGAGTATTCGGGTTCAGACGTCGGTGATGTGTATGTTCGGCACAACTCCGATGTCACGGTAATGGTGTCGGATATGTCGGTGGTCAGCGTGAATGTTTACGACAGGGCTAAAGTGCATATTGTCGGAGGCTCTGTCAATCCTGTTAGGGTGTACCGCTATGGCGGTGATGTGACGTTTGAAGGGAATGTGGTTAAAAGGGAAAGGAGTTTGAAATGAGTTTGGAATCCAACATTATAGACCATATATATGCGGAGATTATGCTTAGTGCCGACAAATCGGAGTACTCTTTCAGCCGTTACAGTTCCGCATGGGGCAGAAAAGGCTCCCAGGAGTACAATGACAAGTTCCTATCGTTTGTGCAGGACTTGCGAAGGCTTGCGAAAGGTAGCGGAGTTTCGTATTACGAGGGCGACTATTACCATTTCAATGGGAAATTCTACGTTCCTGTGTCGTCTGATATGATTAGGGCAGCCTATGACCAGTTCCTTGAGCATTACCATATCGTTTCGGTAATGGGCAGTGACAAGGTTTTCAAGCATTATTTCCTTGAGACTGCGAGATATTACAACATATTGAACATACGCAACGACCTTGTGGCGTTCTCGAATGGTGTCCTTGACCTTGAGACCTTCCAGTTCGGTAAATTCTCCAAAGACTACCACATCACACGGTGCCATCCGTTTCGTTATGAGCCAAAGGCCGACTGCAAGAAGTGGAAATCTTTCCTTCACGAGGTGCTTCCCGACAAGCGTGACCGATCCATTTTGCAGATGTTCCTTGGTCTTGGCCTCATTCAGAGGGGCAGCATCTATGGAGATGGCGATATAAAGGCTAATGCGAAGGTGGAATTATGCCTTATCCTTATCGGTAGTGGAGCGAACGGAAAGAGTGTCATTTATCAGACCATGATGGGTATTTTCGGTGCTTCGAGGGTTTCCTCTGTGGATTATGACGAGTTGACTGCGAGTGGTGACGAGGGTATGCGTGCGAGAAGGCTTTTGCGCAACGCTGTTTTCAACTGGTCTTCCGACTCAAACGGCAGGACATTCGGCAAGAAGCGGAGTGGCGTGTTCAAACGCATTGTTTCGGGCGAGCCTGTGCTTGACAGAAAACTCGGAGAGAATATCAGTCAGAACTACAACATGCCGTATCTTGTGTTCAACTTGAACGAGATTCCGGTTCCTGACGATTCCTCTCTTGGCTTTATCAGGCGTTTGCAGTTCATATCGTTTGATGTTACGATACCTCCTGAGCGTCAGAACAGGAAACTCGCATCTGAACTTATATCAGAGTACCCCGGCATTTTCAACTGGATTGTCAGGGGAGCCATGGAGGTAAAGAGAAGAAGGTTTGTGTTCCCGACATCTGACGGCTCCGTACGCAAGAATTTGGTCGTGAAGTTGAAAGTTGACCCGATAGGCACATGGGTGAAGGTGTATGCCGTTTCAAAGGAGCCAACGAGAGTTGGGGAGAAGCCGATAGAGGCCACAAGCGATATGATGTCGACATGGATAGGCTCTTTTTGCGAAGAGAATGACGAGGAAGTGCCAACAAAGCGCAAGATTGGCTATGTGCTGTCGAAAAACGGATTCCGAAGGAAGCACACAGCGTATGGCAACGTGTATTTCCTTTATGGAGTTACAGAGGTAGACCTGTCTGTGCCTATCAATATCGAGAAAGAGGTGTTGAGCACGGATTATGCGAACGAGGATAATTCATTCATTAATTTCGACGATTGATATGCGCAACTTTGACAATATAGACCAAAACTTGGTTGACATAGCCAAGGAATATGCCCTAAAACGCACAGAAATCGCCCGTGAGGCGAGAAATGTTATTGAGGGTATAATTATGCGGTACGCAGAGAAATACGACCCTGACGACCTTTATATCGACAATCTAAAAAGCGAGTGTGTGAATGACATCATGTATGTGATACGCCAGTATGCCAATGCTGCCGGCTACTACCTTCAAGACCTTGACAATGGCGTGGACGCATACATCAACGAAACCCACGATGGTCTCACATACGAGCAGAGGATGGAGGAATATGTTGACCGTCTATTCTCGGATTTTGCGAAACTGTCAGTAGCGTTTGTCTTCGGCACTTTCGGCTCAAAGCCACGGAGCCAGGTGATGCGTGAGCAAATTGTGGGTGCGTATAATGAAGGTGGCGTTGTGCGTATAGCGATAGACAACGGAGCGGACATAGTGATACCTAAATACGGCCGTGGTATCAGCAAAGACGCAGCGACACAGATTATGAACTCCGTAGAAAATATGATAAACGCCAGTTGGGGCTATGCTCAATGGGACAAGGCCGTGCGTGATGGAGCGAAAGGTTTCATATACTACCGTGGCTCGTCATATCCTTGCCAAATATGCCAGGAGCAAGTGGGCTACCACAGGATAGATGATGAGTATTTCTCCGCCCCACCGATGCACGCACGTTGCGTATGCTTTGTTGTGTATATTTATTAACACATATTAACGATAATGGCACGGAGGTTAATTCGTGCCATTACTTTTTTTATTTATCCCAGTTGTCCCGGCCGAGCCAGTTTCCGTTGTCGTCGTAGATTCTACCGCTTCTGTTTGGTCTTCCACCACGACCGCCAGTATTCACGTCCTGTCCGCTACTTCCACCGGTATCTTGTAGTTTTGCCTGCACTTTCTGCTCTTTAATGGTGTTTTGCGTCTCATTGTCCTGCTTTTTAAGTTCCATCAACAAGTCCATACTCTGTTCCTCCTTGTATTCACGGATAAGGCGGTTAAACTCGTCATTCTTTGAGTACATTGATATTCGTTCCGATGCAGTCTGCTTCGACAGGAACTTGTTTTGAACTGCGGAAGCGATATTTGCCACAAGTTCGCTCAAATTCTGATGGATATACGGCTCAATCCAAACATTAAGTCCAAGACCGACAAATGATGCCTCTATTCCAAGTTCGTAACCATATCCATGCTTGAAGATGTTTACAATATCCTCAAGAAAATCCTGCATGGCGGAAGCGTCCTTGATTGCCTTCTCGATAGCGGGAGAGTAAAGGAGTTTAACGGCAACGCCAGGAAGGTCTCCCGACTTCAATTCAGGTGGTATCACTGCGAAAGACTGCTCATAAATCAGTTTATACAGCGTGTTCAGTTCCGTATTGAATGATGTCGACACGTCCTGGTGGTTAAGGAAACCGGCCTCGTCGTCCGTTCCCATTGATATAGACTTCACAGAGCCGTTAAGGTCGCCATGAATATCCACGTCCTCTCCCTTGAAATACATAATAGGGAAAGCGAAAGCCTTGTTGTTCTCGCAGAAATACGAGAAAGCCACCTCATACTGCTCTATTGTGTCTTGCGAGTTAGACCAGCACGCACCCTCATTGTCTCGGAAATATGCAACAGGAATGGAGTTGAAACCGTGCCGTTTCTGAGACACAATCTTGAATCCGTTGAAGCCAAACACTTTCGCTATCTTGTCGATGACTCCATAACTTCCTGCGCCTCTTTTTGCACGGTAAAGGAACTCATCGTCCCAAACCTCCACCCATTCGGTGACAGCGTTTCCTTCGTCGTCGTAGTCATAGTAACGCCTTGCGAGAATTTCAAGTTTTCCTGTCAAGGAGTTGTAGTGTGGATAAAGTCTGTCGCCATTGATAAAAGAAAGCACCCTGCAACCGAATTTTCCACCGTTGATATATCCGACGACAGCGGCATCGCCTGTGATTTTTATAGAGCGCACAGCCTCATAGAAGCGCACCTCCATATTCTTGTTAAGCCATCCCTCACGGAACTTGTAGAGCGTGGTAACATTGCGCTGTTCCTCGTCTTGCGAGTCGGACTTCTCGCTGAGTTCCATTTGAATATCATTGCCGCAAAGGTGTATAATCTGCTTTGTTGCGATAATCTGCTGAAAAGCGAAAGCGCAACGAGTGACCGGCTGGCGATACCATTTCTTGGTGTCGGGGTCTTGCTTCAAGATGTCGGGAAAAAGTTCCCTGTCATTGATAGTGTGTGACGACGGGAAATACTCTCGCAGGAAATCGGTCTGTGTGACAATCTCTCCAACAAGTTTATCCTCTGGTTCAGGCTCGACATTCTCCGCTGTAACCATGCCACCGTTGTGATAGCCTATCGGCAAAGGTTTGATAAAGGGTTTCCTAACGAGGATTTCCCTGAAATTTATACCATCCATAGATTCTTTGGTTTTTTATGTTTATTTTTAGATAAATCGAAAATCTTCCTGTAGAAAAGCGACTCTATAAAGTCGGGAGAGTGGCCTACATACTTTTTCGCCACCTTCTTCTGTATGAGGCTAAATCCACGGTCTTCCACATCTTCCCTTCTGCGTATGCACTTCCTCTCTTTTAGCAGAATCTTCCGGAGTTCTGTGTCCTTGAATCCGTCGCCTGAATATTTCCTATCAAGCAGACGTTCGTCGATAGACATATTCAGTTCTATAATGTCCTTATAGAAAAGATAAGCGCATTGTGACTTCAAGTCCTTGTATAAAGCCTTTATACCCTTTTCATCGGCTCGTGAAGAAGCGATAGGTGCTGCGCAGTTGTTGAAAGGCACAGCGAAAGGGAAAAAGCCTTTGAGTGCCTGTCCGAGACCATTCAAGTCGTATGTGAAATTCTGTTCAAGCACGCCCCATTCAGTGAGTTTCTCCTTTATGGCTGAAATCACAGTCCGTGAATCAAACCTGGCAACGAAAAGGTCTTTGATATGGAAACCCTCCCATAGCCACATCACAAGGTTGTCGCCACCTGTGAACGCCACGTCGCACGATGCTCGTAGAACACCATCGCCAGTCTGCTCCGAGTTTGTGAAGAAAGACTCCATATCCTCAATCTTAATCATATCGTCACCGCTTCGCTTAAAATTCCAGTTACCCTCAAGGTCACGCATACGCTGTTCCTCGCTCTGCTGTGCGAGGTTTGCGACGTATGATGGGTCGGAAGATATGAGTTTGATATTCTCTGCAACTGTAGCCCTTACAAAAGTGACGCTCTTGACAAACATTCTTTCCTTGTCGTAGCCGAGAGCCTCGTATTCCTCGCTCCACAGTTTGTCGATGATGTTTTTGCACTGCATATACACCTCGTGTGGCGTGTCGCCCCAATATATTGTGTCAACGATGTCACCGTCCATAAAACAGTACCGAACAATTCCGTCACGCTCCTTGATTGGGTAGCCGTCATCGTCTATCCACCAGTCAATGAACTTTCGCACCCAGGAATCGGGGTCGGGATTGCAAGTTCCCCAAAACCTGTTGCGTATTCCGTATGCGTTACGGTTGTTTGTCACAAGGTACTTGAACTTGTTGTACGGCATGTGTGTGATTTCGTCAACTCCGATATACGAGTATTGTTGGCCTTGGTATCGCTTCACGAAATCATCGTAGTTGTCGGCGTAATACCCGAAATGCAGTGATCCGCCACGATAGAAGTTCCAAGTCATATCGTTTGGTGAGCGGTTATAGGTTCCGAACTGGGAGTACACATTGTAGGATTCCCTCACAAGTCCCGAAAGGTCGGGTCTCTCGTTACGCAGCAATATGGCGTTGAAATGTGGCTCGAACACATCGTATAAGCCTTCCATCAGCAAAGACATGGATTTACCGCCGCCACGGTTTCCGCCGCAGATAAGAATATCGGAATCCTGAGCAATCATGTTCTCCTGTCCTCCACGCTGGTCTATAATCAGATATGGGTTGCTTTTCTTTCTATCCGCATCACGGAGAGACTGCGCATGTTCGTAGGAGAATATTTTTTTACCGTCAACAGTCCTAAAACTCTCGTATCTATTCGCTTTTTGCATAAATACACATTTTATATTGCAAAAATATGCAATATTTTTTGAAAAGTGAATATTTATTGTATATATTTGCATCATAATTAATTATAACTGTTTAATTGTTTGTGAAAATGGAAAGAGAAGAACTCTTATCTAAAATCAATGAAAAACTTGGAAGCACCAAGTTGTCTTTGAGTGAGAAAACGATGAACGACTTCGCTGCTGACATGCTCGCTGGAATTACCGACGACGCACAGCTTACAGACGATTTCCTTGAACGGAAAGTGTCATTCCTCAAAAGCCTTGACGGCAATCTTCACTATGATGTTTCAAAGCAGGTAGAACTTTACAAAAAGAGCTACAAGCCAGGACAAAAGCAGGAAGGAGAAGGTGACGGTCTGAAAAGCGACAGCGAGTTGAAGGAGAAGTTCACAAAGTTGGAAGACCGTTTCAACGAGATAGTTGAACTGCGCAAAAAAGAGAAGGAGGCCGCAGAAAAGGCTGTCCTTGTCGATAAGGCGGTGGAAACTATGAAGGAGAAGTTCAAGAAGGCAGATGTCGGAGTAAACGGCTATGTCCTTCGCCAAACTTTGAGAGACATCGAAGTTAAAGGTGACGAAAAGGCGGCAGACCTTGCGGAAGCCATCGAAACCGAGTACTTCAAAGGTCTCAAGGACGCAGGTATAGATTATGATTCTCCTATGGGCGGAAATCTCAACGTGGCAAACAAGGGCGCAGAAAACGCTAAGAGCCGGCGTGAGGCTTTAAAACGAGAGCTCGCTTCACGAGGCTACATTCCAAAGAAAGAGAATTAATAACATTAAAACGCAGAGAAAATGAGTAATCTACAGAAAGGTACTTTTAACACGATTGCGAACACAAGCGTGACTGTCGGTGGCGGCAAGCAGGTTTGGGCTCGTGTTGAAAAGGTTATCCATTTCGGCCGTCTTATTGACCTTACCGGTCGAAAGGCTGGCGATGTGATTCCTGCTGGCTCGATGGTTCATTTTGACAACGAGAGCGACAAAGCAGAGGTTATCAAGGCCACTGACACCGAGAAATTGACCACAGTGAACGGTCTTATTCTCAATGATGTGTGCATTCCCGAAGGAGCGGTCTACGCATCATGCGCAATCGTGACATCAGGAAAGATTTGGGCTGACGCTACAGATGTTCCAAAGACAGTGGAGGCACAGCTTCCAAATATCGAGTTTATCAGAGAAAGAAAACACTAATCAGAAAGGAGTAAGAAATGTTTACAAGAGACGCACAATTCTATGACCTTATCGGTAAAGGTCTTGTTTCGCTCGGCTATACAGGCCAGGGCGCTCTCCAGGGATTCGTTGATGACTTCTTCGCTGAGAAGTACAACGCAGAGAGCACATTTGCAGAGCTTGGCTTCCCATTGAACCCAAACCTGCCAATCAATCCAACCTATGAGCAGATTGAGGCCACTATTCGTCCATACACAATGGCTGGCTATGTTGACATCGACTCAGACGGCCCAAGCAAGTCTGTTGACGGTTTAAGCCTCAAGCAAGGCGGTCTTCCCACCTTCAAGCACGAGGTGACTATCGACAGAAAGATTATGCGAGAGAAGCTTATGCTCGCAGAGGCTATCGGCCGCACTACCTCAGAGATTGACAATGTGATGGTGAAACTTCTTTTCAAGGGTGTTGACGACCTTTTGGGCGGTAACTACAACACTATGAAGTATCAGCGTCACCAAATTGTGTCAAACTATGGTAAGCTCGTTATCGACGCAAAGAACAACCCTTACGGTTTGCCATTGGAACTTGACTTTGGTGTGAGCGAATCCCACAAGACCACTTCAAAGTGGTATGCGAAGGACGGTTCAGGCAACGTCACACAGGACGCTACCGTGACAAAGGGTACTGTTGACCCAATCAAGGTGCTCCGTGACATCAAGCGTGCCGCAGAGGAAAATGACGGTATGCCATCATCGCACTGGGAAATCAGCAAGACCACTTATGATGACATCATGAGCCTTCCTTATTTCCGTCAGATGTATGTGCTTTCGGCAAATCCTATGATTACCGACAAGACGCAGCAGCTTGCGTATGGCAACACCATCAGCGAGGATGTGATTTTCGACTATCTGCAACGCCGTGTAGGCCGCATCGAGGTAATTGATGCTGTTGCATCTGTCGAGAAGATTGACGCAACCACACACGCCACCAAATATGAAACTCTCAAGAGCTTCAACGAGGGCGTGTTCGTGCTTGTTCCTGACGGCGAAATCGGTGATGTTCAATGCGGACGACCAGTGTATATGGAGACTCCCGGCAGTCGCACCGCTCTTTATGACGGTGGCCGTACCCTTATCCGCCAGGTGTTCAATGACGAGAACATGATTCAGACCATCAAATCGGAAGTTACTGCGCTTTGCGTACCAAACAAGACAAGATGGTTCTACTATGTAACAGTAAAATAACAACCGTGTAAACGATAGGAGCGATGGAAAATTATAGAGTAAAAGACTATTTGGCGAACATCGTCAATTTCCCTGTGGACGAAAAGGCACTTGATGCCATTCTCGTGAAGCGAGGGTTGTGCGGTGACACCCCGTATTCCGAGGCGGAAAACAAGGACATCGAGCTTTGCCAAGCAGACCTCTATATGTGGATTTGCACCTCTCCGTCAAAGATTGGTGGCGATAGCGACAGTGATAACGGCTGGTCGCACAAGGACGGTGGCTACACTTTGTCGTCAAAGGACAAGAAACGCCTGACGAACATAGCCAACTCAATCTACGACACTTACGGAGAGAAAAAAATCCTCACATCGCATTTCCGTATCGTTGACCACGGAGTTAAACACTGCAACTTAGGTTTAAACCCTTACGGCCATGTTGAAACAAAAGGTTGACAATCCACGCTATCCGCATATTGTGACAATCACAAGAGTGGAGTGTTCAGACAATCCGTTTGACGGAGCGTCCACCGAGAGGGTGTTGTATTCGGGTGTCGGGCGTTCATTCACCGACACCACTACAACAGGTGGTTCGCAAGTTGATGTGAACAAGCGCAAATCGTCGATACCAGTACGTTTTGACAAATGGGAAGAACCTATTCTCGACGGCGATACGATTAAGACAACAAAAGACGGTCGCCTGTTGGAGATAGGCAGAGTGAGGGATTTTGAACCGGACAACAATAGGACTTTAATCTATTGGGATTTGGTGAGAGTATGAAACAGCCTGGACTTGAACAGCAAATCAAGAAGCTCACAAAACCTCTTGAGAGAATTTACAGGAGAAAGGTTGTCGAGCTTGCGCCAAAGTTAGCGGCAGAGGTTATGGAAATGCTGACAAGTGAATACAAGTATCATGACATCACAGGTAACACCACTACCGGTTGGTATTTTGTTGTCTATGTTCGTGGAGAGCTTGTTTACAAAATAACCTCGATGGAATATATAGGCGGTGCAGCACCTACAAGAAAGACACTCCGAAAGGGTGAAGTTTACAAACTCCCGACCTATTGGGGTGGAGACGCTGTAGAGGGCAAGCCGTTTGTCGGTAAAATGGGCAGATACAACTATTACGCATATAAGCGAGCGTTTGAGTTTATAAGACGGCACAAAGTGAAATATGCGAGAAAAAATAGGCTTGTAGTGCTTGTCGGCAACGGCACAGAGTATTCGGCTTATAATCCTAAAATCGCAAGTAAGCTAACAGAGGCACAACTACTCCTAAAGAACAAAGGTTTTGAGTTTGGTTACAGCGAACAAGAAATTCCATTCTGATGTACAGCATAAGACAGATATATAAGAGCATGTATGAGGCCGTAAACGGCATCTGCGACAAGATTTACATTCAGGATAGGCCACAGTCCATCGACAAGAGGATAGCCAGCTATATGCTACTTGAAATCAATTCCTCGATAACGAACGAGGAGCAGAATCCGGATGGCGAATACAATATGTTTTCGGGTATTGTACGTTTCGTGCTGTTTGTAAGGAATAGAACATCAGCAAACAACTTCAACGCCGTTAACATTGACGCTTTGGAGGAGAAGTTTAAAATGCTGATGTCGAAGTTCCCTGTTTCAGACGATTTTGTTTTCATCACAAGACCTTATGTTTTAATGTCGGGGAATGACGGCTCAGATTTCCACTATGTTGCAGTTAACGCATCAATAAAGACAAAGTGAATTTTTTAAACTTATACAGTTATGGCAGAAATTAAAAAAAGAACAGATTTGAAGCTTGTAGTTGACGACTTAAGCTCGCTTCTTATTCAGAAGACCCCTATCACAGTGACTGCTGGCAGTTCAGGCGCTGCGTCTTCTATCACTATCGCTCCTGACCTGGACGTTCCTGTTACAGTTGACACACTCCAAACTTCGAGTTCGGAGCCATCTATCACCCACTACAAGGTGATTGGTATGGATACCGACTGGACTTCAAGTGTGACACCAGGTGACTGGACTATCGCTTTCACCGTTCCATCACTCCACACAGACATTCTCAAATTCGCATGGGGCGATTCGGCTGTGAAGGCTGTTGACGCAACAGTTTCCAACGCAACAAGTGTGATTGATGGAACCAAGTTCAAAGGCTCCGCTGTTACCTTCAACAAAAAGAAGGTGGTGTGCTCACTTGTGATTGTGTCAGGCACAAAGGACAAACTTGTGGTTATCCGCAACGCAAACCTTTGGGCAAACGTGCTCAAGGACGCAAACGGCGACCCATACGCAGTCCGTTTCACCGGCTCAATCTCATCTGAGGGCGACGATATGATTATCCTCGAAAAGCAGTCGTAATTAACTCTTGAATAATTCATTCCAAGCGTGGGTGGTGGTCGTGTTGCCACCGCCCATTCTTGTTTAAAACAAATGATAAATGGAAAAGATAGAACAACCGGCAAACGAGTACAAGAAAAGGCTTGACGAGCTTATGAACGCAAAGCCTGAGGAAATAGAGTTTAGAGGAAAAAGCAAGAAGGTGGGTTGGCTTCACAGAGGAACAATCAGAAAATTCTCTACCGTAATGGTGTCGGAGGAAGACCCGGAGAAGCGAAACACAAAGATATGCGCCATCGTGCTTCTGAACAATGTTTGGAAGATACGTTTCTTCTATTGGCTCTACTGGCGTTACCTCTATTATGTGATAGACCTTGACGAGAATGACATTCTCAAAGTACTCGATGTTAGTAAAAAAAAAGTACAGCAGGAGCAATTCTACATCAATACCATGTTATCGACAGGGATGATGGACTTGATGATGACGATGACGAAAAAGGAAGCAGAGCGTATCCAAGCCGAACAGCGTGGGGCGCAGGTTTCTCGTTAGCGGAGAAGTTTCCGTTCCTGTTTGAACGAAAATACGGAATAAAGGCGTATGACTACTGGTGGGGATATACAGCCGCTCAGATAGAGCTGATGGCTATTGACCAACCTCTTGTGGTTTACGACCGTGACAACTCTGACGGTGACAAGGTTCCAAGCAAAGCAAAGATGAACAAGGTTGCCGAGAGGTGGGCAAGTGAGCGTGCTGGGCGCAAGAGCTTAGTCGGTAAAGAAATCAGTCTCAGCGAACTATTGTCAAACGATAAACAAGATAAACAAAATGGCTAATGACAGTATAGGCGACATCTGGTTTGAGATGAATATGGGCGGCACGGCCAACAAGAATGCCGAAGAACTTTTCAGAAGAATGCAAGGCATCGTGGCTTTTGCCAAAGAATACACCGAAATAATGAAAGGTGGTGTTTCAGTAGGGAAAGACATGTACACCCCATTCCTTAAAAACTACGAGAAAGCAGCCCAAATGTTAACAAAGGTTAATGATTTGATTCAAAAATCCAACAGTGAAATTGGCAGGGCTTCCGTGTTCGGTGGAAATGTCGGTGAGATAGAGAAAAGCGTTCAAGCACTCAAAAAAGCGAGAGAGGAACTTACAAAGGGTCTTAGTGGCGGTAGAGAGGAAATGATTGCCACAGACCAACTTTCCGCATTTGAGGCGAAGATTAGGACTATCGAGGGAAAGTTGAAAAGTATGGGAAATGAAATAAACTCCGCCATTGACAGCAAGAAACTCGGAAACAAGGTTGAATCAACCTTTATCAAAATGTCGAACGACTACAATAGGTTGACGAAAGGCATGTTCGGTGTCGATGATAAAAACAATGCTGTATATACATCTGCTGATGATTTGCTCGATAAGTTGATAGAGGTTCAAAACAGGCTCAACCGTGCGGCAAATAGTGGTAATGTGTCGGAAATCCAAAAACAACTGATGGAGTATGACGCATTGTCGAAGAAGATAGACCAGGTGGCAAAGAGCCTTAAAAATCTCAATGCCGAGCAAAGAAGCCGCAGTAACGCCGAACTTAACGGCAATGTGCTTCTTCAAAGGATTGACGGAAGAATGATGGATTTGAACAAGGCTTTCGGAATTGCGAACAAAGGCGGTCTTCAAGCGGATATTCAAAATATCACATCGCTGATGTCAAAACTTGAATCATTCAAGCAAAGGTTGAACGCAGCCGTAACCGCTAACAACACAAACGAGATTGGGAAACTCGCCAAGGAATATAAACTGCTTAGTGTTGAAATCTCCAACGCCACCAAGTCAGTGATAGACAACTCCGCCGCACAGCGAAACAATATAGGGCAGGCAAAGCAGCGGTTAAGTGCCGCTTACGGACGCTCGTTTGAACTTGGAAGTTCACACCCGATAGACAACATATTGAACCGCATGGATCAGCTCAACGAAAAGGCGAGCATGACAAAGGACATCTTCAACCAGCTCAAGAATCAGATGGCTTTGACTTTCATGACCGTGTATGGTGTGGAAGCGTTGGTGAAAGAGGTTATCACCATTGGTGGTGAGTTTGAGCGTCAACACAAGGCGCTTCAAGTGATTCTCGGAGATATGCAACAGGCAGACGCACTCTATGGCCAGTTGAAGAACCTTGCGATGGAATCACCATTCACCTTCAAAGACCTTGCCACATACTCGAAGCAGCTTGCCGCATTCTCCATTCCTTATAAAGAACTTTTCGACACCACCAACAGACTTTCAGACATGTCGGCTGGTCTTGGTGTTGATATGAACCGCCTTATTCTCGCATACGGTCAGGTGCGAAGCGCAACTGTGCTTCGTGGCCAGGAGTTGCGACAGTTCACAGAGGCTGGTGTGCCAATGGTTCAGAAACTTGCAGACTACTTTACCAAGTTGAATGGAAAGGTGGTTGACACAAGCGAGATTTTCACCATGATTTCAAAAAGACAAGTTCCTTTTGAGGCTGTAAAGTCTGTTATCGAGGAAATGACAAGCGAGGGTGGCGAGTTTTATCAGATGCAGGAAAAGATTGCCGATACATTAAGTGGCCGCTTTATAAACCTCAAGGACGCATGGCAGGTTATGTTGAGCAGTTTCGCAGACGGTAAGACAGTTATCGGCACAACTCTTAAAGAGGTGATACAGCTCACTACTTCAATTATCCGTAATGTGAACCTTATCACATCTGCCATTATCGGTTTTGGAGCAATGAAACTCGTGTCAAAGACTGGTATTGGTTCTGCTATGGCTTTGCGTCAAGACAGTTCGTATGACTACGGCACAGGCTATATGAAAGCGAAACAGCTTGAAGCCGTGGCTGCGCAACGCCGTATCGTCATGGCGGAAATGTTAAGAAGCCAAGGGGTTTTAACGAAAGAGCAAGAGCAGCAACTGAAAGTTGACAGAATGCTTGTCGGCACAAGGAAGCAGATGACAAGATTGGACTGGGAAGCCCTTGTTTCTGCCGGCAAACTCAACAAGTGGCAGATTGCACGCCTTGCGAGCGAACAGAAAATCACCAAGGAGAAGGCGAAGCAAGCCCTTCTTGCACAAGGTCTATCGGGCAAGGAAGCCGACAAAGTGCTTGGTTCGAAATTGGGTGGAAGAATAGCCGGTAAAATGAAGGATTTCGGTAGCGAGTTGAAAGACAGTTTTAAATCCTTATTCAGCGCACCTAACCTCATTTTCGCCGGGCTTGGTGTTGCCGTGTCGGTAATATCGCATTTTGTCCAGGAAGCCGCTGAGAGGACACGCCAGGCCAAGCAGGTGATAGAGGAAGCGGAATCGCAACGTAGGGATTTGCAAAAATTCCTTGATGCTAACAGTGTCGGAATTTCAGCAGACCCCGAAGAAGCGAAGCGTGCATACGAAAAGTTTACCGAGGAACTATACAAGCAAGACCCAAATGCCGAAGCCTTTCTTATAAAGCTCAAACTTGACTATGGTGACGATTTGCAGCAACAAGCCATCAAGGTTAGAGAGCGGCTTAATGAGGAATTAACCATCAAAGCAAAGGTAACAGATATTGGCGATGAGAGAATCAATGATATTTTTGACTCATCAAGGCATTGGTGGACAGACTCATACGAAACGAATGTAAAGGAGTTTTTGGAAAGTGAGAGCAAATTAGAGAAAGAATTGCAGAATTTGCCAAAAGACGGTTTTGAGAAAATCATCACAACGATTGAAACTTATGGCGATGAAACCTCAAAATCAGCTGTGGCATCTGCAAAGAAAATCTTTGATGCCACAAAAGATGTCCGAAAGGCTGGAAAGGAACTCTTCAATTCAATGTCAAATCCTGAAATAAGAAAGTTTTTCTATGGCAGCAACTATGGATTAATGCTGCCACAAGTAAGGATTGAAGAATGGAAACAAGACATGGAAACCGCAAAGGAAAACGCTGCGGTTATTGCCGAGGAGCTTAAAAAGGCGTTGAGTGTTCAGAGTGGAGAAATCACAAGAAGCGGTGAAGTTACCGATATTGGTAGAAAGATTGTTATGGACATAGCAAACAAGATGGCAGACAACAAGAGCCTGTCAGGCTCGCAAAAGAGCGTGTTTGTCAATGCCATTATGGATAACCTCGGTTTCAACTCGGAGGAAATTGGTGTAAGAATATCGCAGATGATAGAAACATCAATTCCTGACATCAACAGTTTGGTTAGGACGAACCCAGCAAAAGCGAAACAACAAATTGACGAGTTTTTCAACACCTTCCTCAGAACTTTCCAACTTTCACACGGAGTTTACAATGCGGATTTGCAGAACTATGTGAATGCACACCCGCTTCAAATCAAGCAAGCCATATATGTAAAATACAACCTTGCAGACGGTCAGAACCAGGCAAAGAAGCAACTTGAGGATTTCTTGAAAGAGAAGTTCGGTGAAACCGTGTATGTGGCAGCACAACTTGAGACCGTTGCCGATGTTACGGAGGCAATCAAGAAAGTACAGGACTATCAGAAGAAATTGCAGGAGAAGGTTGGACTTGGAGCAAAGGTTATCGGTGCGACAGTAGGCATAAAATTTGACATCAGTTCAGGATTTGAAGCCATCAAGAAGAAACTTGAGTCGTGGATGAAAAGTGCCGACAAGAACTCCTTTGGCTATATGATTACAAAGCAACTTCTTGGCTGGGTAAGTGATATTATAGATTCACAAAGTGGCTTGAAAAAGCTCAATGTTGAGCCTGAAACGGTAAAACCAAAGAGCACGCCAAGCACACGCAAAAGCACCGCAAGAAAAGAGGATAAAGAACTTAAAAAGGCGAGAAAATGGCTTGAGGAATACAGAAAATTCTGGAGTGACCTTGAAAGCAAAAGGGAGCAATATGGTGCATCCGCTTTCGGTATGATAAAGAAAAGCGGTCTGTATAACGACCTGCTCAATTTTATTGGAGAAAACAACGCACAAGATTTCTCAAAATCAATCGACATCATCGTCAGAAGCCTCGGAAAATTATCGTCAGAGGAAAGAAAGGCTTTCGCACGCCAAGGTAAAGAGGAAATCAGTAGAAATATCACAAAGCAGGAGACAAAGGATATTTCAGACTACAACAAGTTCGCCAAAAAGAAAATCGAACTTTTGAACGAGCAGTATGAAATATACAAGAAACTGTATCTTGTGACAGGTGACGCAGAAGGCTCCGCTTTACTCGCTGGTCGTGGTTTTGCAAACAAGAGCGTGCTTGACTATATGAGAGATGAACTTTCCGATGCAGTCGGAAAGTATAACAAGAAAACGAATACAAATCATACAGTTTCAGACATTCTCGGAATGAGTGATGAGAAGTTTGACAAGGAAATCGGCAATAGTTCGTATATTGCCGAATTGAGAACCGACTATCTCAACAAGGAAAAGAAGTTAAGACAGGAAACCCTTGACTTGGCTATTGAGGCATTGTCGAAAGAGTTTGAAATCGAAGATAAGATACAAAACGAAAACAGAAAATACGAGGAAAGAAAAAAACTTCTTAAAGATGCCATCAAAACAGAAGAAGATGCAAGAAAGAAAGGTTTGCTCAATAATGCTTCAACAAATCTTAACAAAGAGCATTCTCAAAAACTGGCAGATTTGAATATTCAACAACAGAAAAGGAATATTGGTTGGGACGCTATCTTCGGTAATATCGGAAACGCATCTTCTGCCATACTCGGAAAGGTAAAGGATTTAATCAAGGATATGTTGAAAAATCCGAACCTTTCACCTGAAAGTGCAAAGAGCCTTGTTGACGCTATGACAAGGATAGAGAAAGAGTTGATAAACAGAAATCCATTCCAAACCATTATTAACGCTTTCAAAGGTGGAAGAATGAGCCAGGAGCAAAGGTATGGCTTGCAGAAATACCTTTCCCAAAACTACAAGAAAAGTTACACTCTTGACGATGCAACAGCAAAACGGTTCGGTTTAAAGGCTGGCACATATACAAGAAAGCAACTTGAGGAAGTGGCATATACCGACAACACAAAGAATTTCACTGATGCTGTATCGGCAGTAGAGAAAGACTTCAAGGCGTTGCACGATATTCTATCCCCAGTGTTGAATTTACTTGATTCCCTTGGTGTAGATGTCGGATTGATAGGCGATGTGCTGTCTGCACCGGGAAATGCGCTCAATGCAGCCGCTAACACGGCTGGCTCATTTGGAACATTGTCGAATGTGTTCAAGAAAAACGGCAAACTGACAGGTGTCGGTCAATTTCTTAGCGACGCTTCTCCATACGCCGCTGCTGCGGTGGCAGGATTGAGTCTTGTGACTTCCCTTTTCCAGCTCCACGACAAGGCTTTGCAGAAAGAGATAGAGGCGAGCGAGCGCAGACAGAGGGAAATGACAAACCTCACAGATTCGCTGAAAAAGGTACTTGAGCGCACGCTTGGCGGTGTCTACAACACAAAAGCGTCGGATAAGATGCTTGCCAAGTTTGACCAGTATGACAGTCCGAAATACACCTCGTTCATTGCTATGCTTCTTGGTAACGACTATTTGACGAAAGACACAAGGAATGCCATAAACGAAGCAAGGGACAGCAAGAGTTATTTTGACGCATCGTATGCTTCCCTTATGGTTCAGCGTGACGAAATGCAGCATCAACTTGAACTTGAGCAACAAAAGAAGAAGAAGGACAGCGGTAAAATAGAGGACTACAAAAAGCAGATTGAGGAACTTGACGATGCTATCCACTACTTCGCAATAGATATGGCAAAAGAGCTTTACAGCATCGATGTCCAGGAGTGGGCAAAACAGTTGTCTGATTCCATTGTAGATGCTTGGGCAAACGGAGAAGATGCGCTGTTGGCATACAAGCGCACATTGAACGACCTGATGAAGTCGATGACAAAGAACATTATCACAAAAACGATAATGGAAACGGCTTTGAAACCAGTGCAAGACCTTGTGGCAAAGGAAATGACCGATAAAGACGGAAAACTCACGGCAGACAGCATTACAAGGATTTCTGATTTGCTGCTCTCAGAAGGTCAGAAAGCGTTTGATAACATATATGGGCTTCTTGACTACTTGAAGCAGAGAGGCGTTGACTTGAGTGATACAGCGAACAGCTCGACGATTGGCAAGGGCATACAAGCCGTTACCGAGGACACGGCAAACTTGCTTGCAAGTTATATCAACGCTATTCGTGCCGATGTGGCGATTAATAGATTGAGCATATCCAAAATCTCTGACGAAAATTTGCCGGGAATAAGCACAAACCTTGGGCTTCAACTCACGGAGTTGAGAAATATTTCCGTAATGGCAGAGCGGAACGCAAGGGCTTCTGAGGAAATCAGGAACTTACTTGACAGCGTGATAACGACCGGCTCAAACGGAAAAAAAATAAAGGTGTAAATTTTTTTCATTTTATCATTTTTAACACTTATAGTTGAGAAGGGTAGCCGCAGTGATGCGTTTATTCCTTTTTATTTTCCATAAAACTGTATAAATATTCGTAAATTATTAATATATTTGCAATTATAAAAGATATTTGGATTATGGCTATTGCTCGTGTTTACATAGAAAAGATACAAGGTTCGGGTGATTTCGCACATGTCGAAACAATAGAGGTGGTACGGGATTTCGACATCTATTGCAAAAGCATACCTTTCAAAATTTATGGGGAGGTAAAAGAGCCATACTCAAACGACTGGCTTGATGAGGATGGAGTGGAGGAATACTATCCGGTAAAAGGTTTAAGAATGAAGCCTTACGAATTAGAGGTGGAATGGGCATACAAAGGAGCAGTAAACAGCGCAAATACCAAAATCAAGAACTTCCTTAACTTCCTTTCAGGTAGAAGCGACAGCACTCCTGAAATGAATATTTACTGCACATGGACTGGTATAGGAAGAAAAAATGTGCGACTTGTAAAGGTTTCTGACAAGGCGACGATAGTAAGGGACGAGGATAACGGCGACATCGTTATTTTCAGCACTACCCTAAAAGTGTGTGACCCGGTTACAGACTTCAAGCCAACAATAATAGAACAGGAGGTGGGATAGTATGAGTAGCGTGAATATATACAAAAAAGACGGAACAAAACTTTGCGATTGTCATACCCCACAATACAATGGCACGTTCATGGGCGAGAGGACTGTGACGGTGAACATTAAGTCACCAAGAGAGATAGCCTTTTCGGTCGGTGACTACCTTGACTATCGTGGAGAGCGTTTCACGCTGTACCTTCTTCCTGAACTTGCGAAAACAGCAAAAGAGAACACATACGGTGGTGCGATAGAGTACAAGAATGTGACTTTCTGCTCCGTAGAGGAAGAATTGCGAAGGTGCATGTTCCTTGATGTTGCGTTCGGTGACAATGGATTGCACTACACAATGCTCCCTAATTTCTCCTTTTATTGCGAAAAACCGTCAGACCTCGCTTTTAGACTGCAAGCAAACCTTGACAGGCAATATCCGAACGAATGGACTGTGACCGTGAATGATGATGCTAAGTTCGTTGACGGAGTGAATATGAGTTTCAGCAATCAGACATGCTGGGAAGCCCTTGCGCAAGTGAACACCAACGACGATATAGACATCAATTTCACAATCGACGGAGCAAACAAGAGGATTGTGATTGGTGGTGTAGGTGAAACGCTTGACACAGGGTTGATGTATGGAAAATGGAATGGTTTACGAAGTATCGAAAGAACAGTTGACACATCGCAAGCCGTGATTTCACGACTTTATGCGTATGGCAACACAAGAAACCTCCCATACCGGTATTACAACAAGAAGCATGACGAGACAAGCACAATATTCAGCGCCACACGCTCCATGTACTTGCCGAATCTAATGCTTTCAGGTATTCTTGCAAGTTGGAAAGGTATTTCTGCGAAAACATACCTTGAAACAAATGGAATGTGTAAGAAAACGCCATACACAAACCTCGGATATGAGGTAGTGTTTAACCAAAGTTCAAACAAATACTACTATTATGATGACAATGGCAAGCGATATGAGATTAGCAAAAGCGATATAAAATACTACCTTGTTCAGCATTACGAGGCAGTACCACAAGAAGAAAACTCATACTATTGCGACAGGGTATGGATAGACAGCACAGATGCGATTGAAGATTTCGGAACACTTGAAGGTGTGAAGTTCTTTGACGGAAGCGACAACAACGTGGAAGATGTGTATCCGAGTATCGAGAATTTCGGAACGGCAGAAGACCTTGCTGATGCGCTTGACCCGGATGGAACCGAGAATAGTAAATACAACTTCCGTGACCCCGGCGATGACAACTGGGAAATATCCATACCGCTTGGGGCATTGAACGCCATTGCCGACTACACGCCAGGAAGCGAGATAACCGATGACGGTAATATCCCTGAGAAGCAGACATCAACACCGACATTTGACATAATCATCAAGAACATCGGTTTTGACCCGAATGATTCAGAACTCAAAGCAGACGACACTCCACGGATTTCCATGAAAGGTGGTATGTGTGCAGGTAGAGAGTTCAAGATATTGTCAAGTCAGAAGATGGTGTTCAATGATGGTGTAAAGTGGGAGGTTGTTACTCAAAGCAACGAACATTCGGGGCCGTGGGGTTACAAGTTGCGTTGCGAGGTGGCAGCAGACGAAAGCATCAACCAATTCTTCCCTAATGGTCATTATCCGCTGATGAATGGAGACCAGTTTGTGCTTCTTGGAATCAACATGCCGACAGCGTATGTAGATGTGGCGGAAAAGAGACTGCTGAAACAGGCTATACTCTACCTTTCCGACAACGACCACACCCAATTCAACTTCGCACCGAAGATAGACAATATCTTCTTCGCAAGAAATCCAAAGTTGGCGGATAAGTTAAGAGAGGGAAATCTTTTGCATATCGTAGATGAGAAACTTAGCATTGATGTAACCTTGCCTATTTCAAGTTTGAGAATATCGAACGATAAAGAGATACCCGAATACGAAGTGACATTAAGCGACAGCCAGGAGGCTTCATTGTCGCAGAGGGTTAGTGCAGATGTGAAGCAAACATTCTCGAATTATTTCTACGGCTTTGGAGGAGGTGGAAGCGCAGGCACTATTACCGCTGGCGTACTTAACAACTACCTCAAAGTGAAATACGACCAGTTGGGGAAACCTTACTTGTACTGCACGCTTGATTTTGCCGTGCAATATGGCATAACGGCTTACTCACGACAAAGGGCTATTGTCGATACCATTATGGACGGCATATTGGTTGACGGCAAGACTATCAGGATTAACGAAAAAGGACAGTTGGAGGTAATCAAATGATAGGACAGAGCGACATATCATATAAGGAATTGAGAGATGTGCTGAACGCCCACGGTGGCAATGTGGGCAGTAGGCACTCGGATTTTTTCTCGGAAAAGGCGAAAATCAACAAGTGGAGCAAGCGCAAGCCTGTTGAGCACCAAAATATGTTTAAACTCACGGACGAGGATTTCGCATCGGTGAACTGGGGTTGGTCGGCGGAAAGTTACGCCAATCCATTCAGAATGATAGACGCTTGGTGTGGCGACTTTTGGGCGTACACTCTGCCGAGCGAGAATCTGCGCATATCGGACTTCCGTGGCTATGACCCCGACGCTGTGAACCCTTTCCTTATTGAGTTGTTAGGTTCTGAAAAGGTAAAGGCTGGCGACACGGTGAGGATAGCGACCACACAAGAGGATATTCAAAGCATCGTTGGAACTTACAAGGTGTTTGAGGACATCGCATACGACCTGTGGTATGTGGGCGTGATGTTTTGCCCGATTTTTAAGGCGGGAATGAACAAGGTGTATTACTGCTCGGTGTCGAGCATCATTGACTACGACACCGAGAAAATCAGTTTTACCGTTCCAAGTGAGATTGCCGACGGCAGTTATCGTGCTATCTTAGTTTTCACCAGTTATGCAGGTGCGAAGTTCGAGGAACTGACCGACAAGCAAGACTACTATTCCGAATGGGTGGGCATACCTTGCAACGCCATATCATTTGAAAAGGTTCAGTACATCACTCCCGGTGTGTGGAAGCAGTATGGCATCACATTCAATAATGTGACTATCTCCACCACCACCGACCCACGAGGCTATCTGCTGAACTCCTTAAATATGGACATCGAGCAGACGCTTGGCGACTATCCGTATGGCGTGCATACAAAAGTGGAAATGACGGTGCAGACGGAAAAGGGTGATGTTACGCTCGGAGTGGTGGAGAATGACATCAACCCCAACGGAATAGTAACCGACAGTTTCGCATACACCGACAGCGACGATAAGCATGTTGTGATGGTGGAAATGCCCGAAAAGATAGGCGTGAGGGTGACTGTCACGACCGATGGCGAACAGCGAGTGTTGCAGACTTCTGCGAGCATTGAAATCTACGAATAGTGAAATATAAAATATAAGAGTTATGGTTATTTATCTATTTTTAGTTTTTATCATTGTGGTGCTGGCTTATATGTACTGCACGGAGCGCAAGATAGCCGAGAGATACAAGGCTATTGCGAGTGATTTTGGAAAAGAGTTTAAGGACTTGCAAAAGGAATGCGAGTTGATGCAAAGCAAAATAGAAGGCATTGAAAAGACGGTGAAGAAATGAAACATATACACTACAAGAATGATTTTGAATTTCTGCTCAAAATTATGGGCAAAGACGGTGCTGTGCGCCCAGTTCCGCAGTACAGGTGGAGTGTGGTGTTCAGCGTGGGCGGAGTTCGCTACGAGTGCTCACTTCGTGACGGCAACGCCACCGTGAAAGGCGACACGATTGTTTGCCGACTGCAAGACCACGGCTTCGGTTGTGGCGAGTTGAAAGCGGAGTTCCGTGAGTGGATTCCAAACAAGGAGTGGCTGGACGGTGTGGTTGATGTGAGCACCCCCATTGACACCGATATTGAACTGTGGGAGGGAAAGAGTGACGATTCCGAAGAAATGGTGTCGGGGAGCGTGGTGTTGGCATACTTTGTATATGATGCGTACTTGACCGCCAAGGCAAACGGCTACGATGGTACTGCGGAGGAATACTACGATGCCATCACTGGTGTTGTTGACATCGCAGAAGCGGAGGCTGGCAGAGTGTCAAGTGAGGAACTGCGTGAAGCAAACGAGCAACAGCGAGTTCGAGAGTTCGGTGCGATGAAAGCCAAGGTTGACAATGTTTACACAAAATCCGAGAGCGATGCGAGGTATCTGCGTGGGGATTGGGAGTTGATTAATGAGGTCAGTGAATACGACACGAGCAAAAATAAAATTACTGTTGCTGAAAATTGCGACGGGTATAAGGAATTGGCGGTTAGAAGAACTAATAACAACACACTATCCAATAATAATGTGTATTTAGATATTAATGGACACAGTGTATCTTTGCAAGGTTTATCATCTGCCACAAAAGATGCAGTTTGGCACATTGTGCAAGACGGTAAGAATATATCCGTGGAATTTTTGTATTTTAATTTCGTGAACACAGGTTCACGTTTAAGTTTTCCAGCAACAAAACATGAATATTGTCTAAACTGCAAGATAGGAGGAAAGGTCGAACTGTTTTTTTACAAATTAACAACTTTACATGATGGAGAAAATATAAAGGTATATGGAAAGAGATAGACAAAGCGAGTTGATTTTAGATATAGAATCTCTCAAATCCAAACTGCAAGAGAGCGACTACAAGGTGATAAAATGCGCAGAGGCGATTTGTCTTAATGCTGAGATGCCATACGATATGGCAAGTCTGCACAAGGAACGCCAAGCGTTGAGAGATAAGATTAATGAATTGGAACAGCAATTATGAAACACATCTATTATAAAAACGATTTCGCAGTGGAGATAACACTGCTCAACGCCAGCGGTGAGGTGGTTGCGCCCCCCGAATGGCAATGGCACATCGAGTTCACCGACGGCAGACGGAAATACATCTGCTCGGTGGATAAGGGCAACGCAAAAGTGGTGGGGAACACGATTATGTGCTACCTCGACAACCACAAGTTCTGCTGTGGGGAGATTTGCTACAAGTTCGTGCAAGCAATTCCCGACCTTAACTATTTGGACGGCTTCCAAAATCTAATCACTCCCAAGGCTCTCCCGATAGAACTTTGGGAGCAAGAGAGCGACAATGACATCAATATACAAAGTTCCGTTGTTCCTGCGTATGTGGTGTATGATGCGTATATGACAGCCAAGGCAAACGGCTACGAGGGAACGGTAGAGGATTTTTACGATGCACTTATCCATATTGTTGACATCAACAAAAAGGAAGCCGAGAGAGTAACAGCGGAAGCCGACCGTGTGAGTGCCGAGGAACAGCGTGTGGAGAATTTCGTGGGGATGGAAAGTGCGCTCACAACCGCCACAAGCAAAGCAAACACAGCCACAACCAAAGCCGAGGAAGCGAGCAAAAGGGCTGACAATTCGGCAACAGCGGCATATCAAGCGAGGGTTCAAGCCACCCTTGCCGCCAACGGAGCGAACGCAGCGGCGGCACAGGCTACGCAAGCGATGGAAAAGACCAACGAGGCTACCGAACTCGCCAAAACGGCTACGGCTAACGCAAACAATTCCGCCGTGAACGCTGGCAACGCCGCCACGGAAGCAAATGAAGCCACAAAGAGTGCCAACGATGCGACCGAAAAGGCGAAAACTGCCACAATAGCCGCTGAACAATCAGCCGAGCGTGCGAACACCGCCGCCGACAATGCCGATGTGGCTACTTCCAACGCAACGACTGCCACCAAGCGTGCGAACGACATTTCCGCCGACTTGGAAGCGAAGCGTGAAGCCGACTACTGGCGTGGAGAGAAAGGCGAAAAGGGTGAAAAAGGCGATACTGGAGAGAAAGGCGATCAAGGTGAGCAAGGCGTTCAAGGATTGAAAGGCGACAAGGGAGAGCAAGGCATACAAGGCAAACAAGGTGTCAAAGGTGACCAAGGCGAAAAGGGCGACCAAGGCGAAAGAGGACTGCAAGGCGTGCAGGGAGTTAAGGGTGACGATGGCGTTTCCCCGACTGTTAGCACCTCCAAGACTGGCAAGGTGACTACGATTGAGATTACCGATGCCCAAGGAACGCACACCGCCACAGTGAATGACGGCGAGAGTGTAGAAGTGGTTCAATCCACAGGAACCAGCACTACGTCGGTAATGAGTCAAAAGGCGAGTACGATGGCGTTTGCCGCAAACACTCCAAGCGGCGACCCAGCGCATTTCCTCTACGAGAGCGCAGGTGCGAAATGGAACGCAGGCACTGGACTTTGGACACTTGGAAGTTACAGCGACTTAACTACGGAGGAAATACGGTATGCCTTCGCAAACAAAGTCACTTACTTCGGTAGTTATCATGGTTATGGGTTATACCATAATTACAAATCTCGTTGTATTTTCCCTTTGAAAATATATGGTCCAGGCAGCGCTCTTGTAGTTAATAGATGGTTTGTCAATTCTAAAATTAGGGAATTTCACGTAAATAGCACTTACCTTGGAGATGCAATACAAATAGACGGAATGAGCGATTATGGTTTTTCGAGTCCAAATCTTGTTAAAATTTCAAGTGAACTGTATTTCAATAAAAATACTACTGAAACTGCGAGAAAAACACTATTTTCTAGTTGTGTAAAACTTGAATATATTCGTGTACATAATACTAATTTCGGACTATACATAAATGATTCTCCTTTGCTGTCGAAGGAGAGTGTGCTGAGTATGATTAACGGGGCAGCGAACGGATATACTGTAACACACACCCTCCACCCTGATGTTTATGCAAAATGCGTTGATGGTGGAGAATGGAGCGCAGAAATTCAAACGGCACTCGCAAATAAAACAAATGTATCATTGGCAAAAGGAGAATAACTTATGGAAATTATAGCAAAAAAGAACAAGGCGCTCAAACAAATGAGCGAGAGTGGCGATGTGGTGTACGCATTGCGAGTGAGCACCTACAACCCCGAAAGTTGGGTGGAGGTTGACATCGCAGAGTACAACGAGTGGAAACGCAAGAAAGAGGAAGAAGAAAAACGGATTGCCGAGCAGCATGGTATGCCTTACGGAGAGGAGGTGAGTGATGCTCAGGAATAGTGATGCCGTGCAAGGAGGATAAGGAAAGAGTGTTAATTTTTAAAATTGTGAAATATGAACCAAGATAGATTTTTACAGATGGTATTTTCCGCAATTAGTGCAGTGGCAACGGCACTATCTCCAACGTTGCCGTATATTTTGCTTTGCACGGCAATAGTGCTGATGGATTGCATAACTGCGTGGCGATTGGGTAGGCGTGTGAGAAAAACTCACCCACACAAGACGAGCAAGAACACGCCCAAGTTCAACAGCAAACACTTTGGTGATGTTATTCAGACATTGATGGTGGTGTATGCCGTACTGATTTTCGCTTTCTTCCTGCATGTGTATGTTACCGACTCGCTACCTTTCAACGCCCTAAAGGTTTCCGCTGGTCTTATAATCGGCTGGGAGATTTGGAGCTGCTTAGAGAATGAGAGCAGTTGCAACGGGAAGAAATGGGCTAAATTGCTCCAAGAAATCATGGTGGATAAAACAGAACGGCACTTCGACGTAAATTTATCCGTACTTAAAAAGGAAAAATAATCATTAACAATATAAGGTCGGTCGGCAAGCAATCCATTTAATAGTAACTTTTTAAAAATGATTGGGGTTATTTTTAGTTAGTTGTGTTCAGTTCCGACCGACCTTTTTAAAAATTATAGCGATATGATATACAAGATAGGAAGCCGAGGTAACGAGGTGGTGAAAATTCAGAAAGCCGTGGGCGTGGGTGCAGACGGCTTGTATGGCGTGAGGACAAAGGAAGCCGTGGCTGTGTGGCAGAGGGCGCACGGCTTGACGGCAGACGGCATCGTTGGTTACAAGACTTGGGTGGCGATGTTCGGTGAGGATATGCCGAGCAAGTCGGTGGCTGACGGTGTGGTTTATATGCCATTGAACAAGCATATCAAGATGCTACAAAACCGAGAAATCAAATACCTCGCTATCCATTTCACGGCTGGTAGCACCTCCAAGGCTGGCAGCGCAAGGAATGTGCGCAATGTGTTTTTGAGCCGTGAAGCGAGTGCCGATTTCGCAGTTGACGATGCGGAAATGGTGCAGTTTAACCCCGACCTACGCAATTACTACTGCTGGGCGGTCGGTGGCGAACTCCTGAATAGCGGTGGCGGTAGTCTTTATGGTAAAGCACGAAACAGCAACACAATCAGTATCGAAATCTGCTCCAACTGCTCACCACGAACTAATGTGGCACTCAACCACAGCAACCACGATGGGTGGAGTTTCACGGAAAAGGAACTTAACAACGCAGTGAGGCTGGCTAAAATCTTGATGAAGAAGTTTAACATTCCGCTTGATAGGGTTGTTAGGCATTACGACATAACTGGCAAACTTTGTCCAGGCGTTATGGGTTGGAATGACGCTCCCGAAGTGTACGATAAAACCACAGGCAAAAGGATTGCTGGAGCGAGGAATAATTCAAAAGAATGGGAGAAATTCAAATTACGGCTAATTTAAATTTAAGCGATTTTAAGCGAGTGTTAAGCGTGGAAATGGCGTTACAGTATATTGTGGGCTTGATTTCGCACTTAAAACTTTAAGCGAGTTAAAGCGAAAAGCAAATTGTGGGCAAATAAAAAAACGCCCACCTTTTTAAGGGCGAGCGCAAAAACCTCTTTCACAAGAGACTCTTTAAATAAAAATATGTATAATGCAAATATACAAAAAAAATTAAATATGGAAGATAAAAAATATACAAAAAAAAACGCCTATCGGACAAATGACAGGCGCAGAGCTGCAAGGAGCTATAGGAGGATTGGATAAGAGAGTTCTTTTATTCAATGCTTGTGTTAAGTTCTTTTGAGAGTTCTTTGATAGCGTTATTTATTTTGCTTAATTGCATGTCGCTTGCTTTTGCACTTCCCGACACATATTGGCGAAGCAGCGAAGCGTTGATGCCAGCAATTTCTGCAAACTTGGAAACATTAATCCATTTGAAGTGGGCGAAGAAAGATGGCAAGTCAAACTTGTAGGAGAATTTCAGTGCTGGAGTTTCAAGTCCGTTCTCCGTGTTGATTTCCTTGATTTCCTCGTAACTGACAAGCATATCGTCCATTGCCTCTTTTGGGGTACTTCCATATCCAGCGAGAGAGCAATTTTCAATCGTGTCGGTGGTGTGGCAGTAATAACTGCTTTTGCTTGATTTTCCAACCATTGCAGTAGTTGTTAATACGGCTTTCTTCATAAGATTGCGTTCTTTTTAATAATTGTAAAAAAACAAAAGAGGTTGGTGGTTGTTACGCCACCATTTAGGATTACTCTTTATCCAATCCTAAGACCTCCCTTGCTTTGGCTTCAATTCGTGGTGGAATCTCTTGTGACTGGTGTCGTGGTATTGCGTAACACTGATTAGTCTTTGGACTGTACCACCAATCATGATTTCCACCATGTCTGCGAAGTAAGCAACCATTGCGCTTCAATAACGCAACAAATTGTCTAATTTTCATAATGAAAATGTAATTAAAAAATTTAAAGTTTTTAATTAGCTTCACTCTTGAAACCATTGCAAAGATAGCAAGAATGTTTTAAATAACATAACAATTTAGTTATAAAATTAATAACTTAAATATATTTAACATTATGGAAGATAAGGAATACACAAGATATGAGGGTTGCGCATCTGCCGTGGCGGTGATAATTGCGCTCGTGGTGCTTGCGTTGGTGTGTTGCTCGTGTCGAACGAAATACATCACCGAAACCGAGTACAAGGAAGTGCCTGTGGTGATGCACGACACGGTGCAGAGCCACGACACACTGAAAACAATAGCGTGGCGAATTGACACCACATTCGTCAAGGATAGCGTTTATTTCGCTATTAAGGGCGACACTATCTTCAAGGAAAGATATAGCACCAAGTGGCGCATTAAAATGGTTCACGACACGATTTTCACGGCATCCGACAAGTGGGTGTACGAGGAGAATCCTGTGGAGACGAAACACAATACCGACAAATCTGACATAAAAGAGGTGAACCGCCTATACTGGTGGCAAAAGTGTTTGATAGTTATCGGCGGTGGAGCATTAGCGGTTATTGCTGGTTTAGCATTTGGGGTGCTTGTTTGTGTGTTGGCGTGGCGGAGATACAAATGATGTGTACCCGATTTGGCGATTTTGGGTACACATCATGGGTGATATGTACCCGAAATCAAGAAAATGGGTACACATAAATATATATAAGATATGAAACGATTGATATTTCTCATTAAATGGCTGCCGTTCGCACTGGTAGTGTTGATGGTGCTGCACTGCCTATTGTTGTTGTGCGGAATATACTCCAACTTTTTAGCGCATAATGGCGTATCACCACTTCTTTATGTTGTGATGCTTGTGCTTTCGTACAAGTTAGATTTCTGCTGTTTCCACAGGCTTGCCCTACACTATGACCTTGCTGTGTGGTGCTTTTGTTGGCTGCGAGATTATGGCATACTTGATGATTTTCTCACGCCTTTACGTGTGGTGATATTGTCGGTTGGAATTGTTATTATTAGTGTTACATTAACGAGCAAGTATTATGGCAAGCGGTGTGGACGAGATGAAGGCTGTGCTTGAGGAAATTAAGAGCGAGGTAATGGCAAATCCTTGCAATATGGGTGATGTGGCTATGCGTGCGATGGCTTCGGCGTTGCGTACATTATACCGAAGCAAAGTGCCGAAGCGATATAGCAGAGAAATGGCAGCGAGGGAACTTGGCGTAAGTGTTCGCCAGTTATCAAGGATTGTGGCGAAAAGCGGTATCACACCACACCGTGACGGCTATAAAAACATTTACTACACTGAGGAAGATATAAATGCGCTGAAATCTTTTTCATAATATTTAGTTTTTAGGTTTTAAGTTAGAGTTAATTAGTTGAGCGGTCGGCTTGGGAAAGTCGGCTGTTTTTTTGTCCCCGATTCGGGACAGTGTATTTGCGTAACTCGCTGATAATCACTCGTGCTTACATTTGTTGTGTCACTTGTTAGGGCGCACATTTTTGTGGGTGTAAATTCGTGGCAAAGTTGCAACTTGACACCTATTGTTAAATCAATTTAAAAACTTACAAAAATGAGCGAATCTAAGACTTTTATTTTACCTGACGGTGGGCAGAGCGGCTCTATGATGCCGTTACTCGCATCACTTTGCCAAAAGCAGGGCGTAGACCCCAACGTGCTTCTCGCCATGAGGGGCGGCAACGGCTGGGGCGGCAACGGTATTGACATTATCGTGCTCCTGTTCCTGTTCATGCTTTTCGACAACAACGGCTTCGGCTTCGGAAACAAAAACGGAAACTTGCCTAATATGATTAACAACGATGCTGGTCGTGAACTGCTGATGAATGCTATCCAAGGTAACGGCAACGCTATCGGTCAGTTGGCTACCACACTGAACTGCGACTTCAACCAAGTAAATTCGGCATTACAAGCACTCGCAACACAACTCCAAGGCGTTGGCAATCAAGTCGGGATGAGTGGTATGCAGGTTATCAACGCTATCCAAAGCGGAAACGCACAACTCGCAAGCCAGTTGGCACAATGTTGCTGCGATAACAAGATGGCTATCTGTCAGCAGACAAACACTTTGCAAAGCACCATCAATGGTGTTGGCAACGCTATGGAGCGAGGATTCAGCGACAACGCATTCAGAATGCAGACACTCGCTTGCGACCTCAAGACCAGTGCAAACGACAACACTCGTGCCATTCTCGGCAAACTCGACCAAATCGAGGATAGCCGAAAAGACCGAGAAATCGCATCGCTTACGGCACAACTCACGGCATCACAATCTCGTGCCGAACGCCAATCGGAATTGCAGCCTATCTACAAGGCTTTGGCAGACATTCAGGGCAAGCAGCCTAACACAGTACCTGTGCAATGGCCGCAAATCAAGGCTTTCCAAGAAACCCCATTGTGTGCCACTGGTAGCGTGAACTATCTCTACCCCAACTTCAACGGCTGGGCATAAAGAAAGGAGGGCTATATGGCTATATTGAATCCTTTTACCACGGCTAATAAGCAAGGTATTCCACGTATTGAGACAAGTGGAGTGGCGGTCAGCACAACGGCAGTCACCTACTCGCTTCGTAATGCGAATTTCGGCAGACCCTGGAACGGCTTGGTTGCCATCAAGGTATCGCAAGCCGTGCCTACTGGCACTACTGGAACGCTCCCAGTGCAAATCAACAACCAGCCATTGACTGGGCTTGGCGGTAATGCAATCACCGCAAGCGACATCACTGGCGTAGGCGTGTTGCTGTGCTGGTGGGAGAGTGCCGAGAACACCTTGCAAGTGCTTAACATTGTGTAATTAACTAAATTATAAAACTATGGCTTTTCAGAATTTAAGGGTAGGTGGAAAACTTTATATACTCCACAAAGACAACAATATACGCATCGAAGAAGCAGAAGTGACAAACATCACCATGCCGACTATGCGCTTTATGCCACAAGGCATGAACCAAACACCGCTCTATGTGGTGGATATTGTCACCAAGGTAGGCGATGCTACCTACAACTTTCCGCAAGTTCCAGCGCAACTTGATATTGCCGACTATGGCAACAACGGTAATGTAGTAATCAGCACCAATGCCGACACTATCGCAACCGAAATATGTAACATCAAGCGCAAGAGCGAAGATGCCATCGCTGGCGTTGACCGACACAAGGCGATTATCAAGCAATGCGATGATGCTTTGGCGATAATCAAACCGATAGATGCTAACATCAATGCCGAAAACGAGGCGTTGCGTAAAGAAATTGCCGAAATGCGGAAATTGCTGTTAGACTTGAAGAATGAAAAGCCACCTAAAACAAAGTAATATGAGAGTAATTGAAATCAGAGAGGACAGGCTTCACTCACTGGCGGAGAATGTGGAAAAGATGCTCCGATACGCTGGCAAGTCGATGCAGTGCATCGAGGACTTGCGTGGCGGCGAGATGATGGGCGAACGCCGTGACTATGAGCGTGACTACGACCGAGAGGAAGAAAGAGGTCGTTACGCTGGCGAAATGTACGGCGACCGCAGGAGAGGGAGATACTATTAGACAACAACGATGCACCGCCATGCCGAAAGTGTGGCGGTGCTTTTAAATTTTTATACTATGTTACAAGAATACGATATTATACCTAAGGAAATGAGGGCATACCTACGAAACAACGGTCGGCATTTCAACAAAAAAGCTTGCGAATGGGCTGTAAAGAATATGCGGAAGTGGAACAGCGACACAAATAGTTCCGAGAAAATTGAAATGAAGTCAAAAGATGAGATTGACGAGTTGTTGAAAACTCACGGCATCACTTTGAACAAAAATAAAGGCTACGACTATGTGTATGTCGCTAATATGTGTTATGCTGATTTTTACAAGTCAAGCATCGAGGACGATAAGCATGTCGCCATGTTCGTAAAGGATATGGTTGATGACTATGACCAACCAAGCGGGTTTATTTTTAACAGGTGGATAGCAGATATGGACGGTAGCGAAACACCGATAGAATGGGAGGATTTTCTATGATACGGCAAAACTTTTTCGTGGAATGTGCAGATTGGAAAGTAACGGTGTTTTATGAGGTGACACACTCCGATTCAGATGAGATTTACAAAGAATTAACTCGTGTTGGCATTAGCAGAAGAAACATCAATCGTGCGATGCGGAATCTTAATAGTGGAAATATGAACAATGGCTTTACTTTCACTAACCCGAAAACTAAAGAGTCTGTTATCGTAATAGGAACGACTACGACAGCAAACGAGTTTGCAAATACTTATAGCCACGAAAAAGGCCATCTTGTAAGACACATATCACAAACTCTCGGTATAGATCCTTATGGCGAGGACGAACAGTACATACATGGGGAACTGTCAAGTAAGATGTTCAAAGTCGGCAAAAGGTTTCTTTGCGACTGCTGTAGAAACAACACGAAGTATATCTCCACATTTTTCAGAGTGTTCAGAATATAAAAAAACAAGGTGGACTAAATTTGAATAGCCCACCTTGTTATAATGTTCACCTAAACAAGTTATAATCCTCGTTAAGTATTCTATTTCGGCAAACCTCGTAATATTCGGGGTTGAGTTCAAAGCCGATATAGTTTCGCCCGGTTCTGATGCACGCCACGGCAGTTGTGCCGCTTCCCATAAAAGGGTCTAAAACTACCCCCCCCTCTTTCGTGGAGTTAACAATCAGGTTCTGCACAATATTCAGCGGCTTGATGGTCGGATGTCCCCACTTGCGCTTATCCTTAACATTCGTGGGTGTCACATAATACTTGCACTTTGTCGCCGCCGTGCCGTATAACGGCACACCGCTTTCCTTGATGAACACGATATACTCCGTGTCGGGCATATACTTGCCGTTGCACGCTGGCACGGCGTTGGTCTTGTGCCAAGTTAGAATGTCGAACTTGTATCCGTGTCGTGTGGCGAAAGCGAGGTACTGCGGTATCTGGAGCACCGAGCAGAAGATGTACATGTTCACACGCTTGCACACCCTCGCTATCTGCTCAAGGCACTCGTCGCTGATACCGCACATCATATCACCTATTTGGTCTCTAAAACTCTTATTTCGTGTTCCGTATGCGCCACCACCACCACCGTTTCCCTGAAAATATGGCGGGTCGGCTATCACGAGGTCAACGCTTCCGCCGCCCATCGCCGCCATACCCACCATGCAGTCCTTATTCTGTACCGTGTTTATCTCCATATTGTTATCAAATCTTTACACCGCAAGGGCTACCGTCGTCGTGCCAAACGAATTTATCCAAAAATTCAGTTGGTTTAAATCCGTCAATATAAAATTCACCGAAATCATTGAAATCATTGCCGATAGAACCTATGAGGGTAATAAACCCTGATGATTTACGCTTTATCCAAAATCCGTGCTTCTTCGCCTCGTTGAACGCTTCCTCGACACTCTCATAAGGTCGGTATTTATCCATTGGCTTTATTCGGTATTCGTTCGCCACAAAGTCAAACGGATAATCCTCGATGTACTCAATACTTTGCCACTCGGTATCGTCTTGACCTTTTTTCTCTATGGTCTTGCCATCTTCATACGCCTTCATTATGGCTATTTGCTCACTTACTTTCATTGTCGTTTTCTTTTTCTTCTTTTGTTAAATTATCCAAATATTCATCAAGAGCTTTGACACACTTGTCGGGAAGTTGTTTTGACGTGTCGTTTGACTTGATATAATCAATCGTGCCACCAACACCGTAGATTAATAATGCTTGATTGGTAGTAGGAATAAAGAGGTTTATAAAACATGCAACTATTGCAACAAAAATAAGTCTTTTAAAATAACTCAAGAACATTTTAAATCTTTGCATATAATAATTCCAATTTTCGCTACCCTTTTTATAATCACTTGCTACACTCCAATTACACATTACAAAAACAACTGTAAAAGCTGAAATTAAAAAACTTACTATTGTTACAGCAGTCAAAAAATTACATATAGCATCTAATCGGGTTATCCAATAAATTTCATTCATAGCTTCATTTTATTATCTTTTTATACAATCATCTGTTGTAGCAGATGTATGTATAGCTTCGTATTTTTTATTATGGTCTTCAATATTCCAACATGAAGGTACATTGATTGTTTCTTGATTTATTTTTTGATTGTCAATAATATCATGTTCAAGTATATAGAATTTACATTCTGGACATTGCAACAAAATATCACCATCTTTAATTTCTGAATTGTCTGCTATAAAGATACAACCACATCTACCACATTTATAAGTATGAACTGTATTTCCGTGTTTAATTATTTTAAGCATTATTTTCTTTATAATTTAATTCGTTAAACATTTTCTTTATCGCAACCGTCGCAAGTCTCACCTGCTGGCTGTCGGATAGTTGACAGCCGATATAGGTGGTAGCGTCTCTCGCTTTTTCTGATGCCACCACCACGGCTCTCTTTGATTTGGCATCTGCCTTCAGCCTTACGAGTTCCGCACGAGCAAAGAGGTAGTTGCTTTCCTTGATGTAGATTTCTATTTTCATACCAGTGGAGATGCCTTGATAATTAAATCCCTAAAACAATTAATAAATTTATCTGCCATTTCTTGTGTGGGGAAAGTAAGGGCGAAATCGTTTATATCGCACTTATTCGTGGTAATTACTACATCACCCCAAGTGAAAATAACAATAGCATCTTTAAATTTACTGTTTTTTACCCAGTAATCCCTAAGTTGCAGTAGTTTTCCAAGGGCGATAAACTGCTCTGCTCGTTTTTTGGTTACGAACTTATCGTGAGCATCAGAGAAGCCGCTTACAATTATATGATTGCAATTAGTGTAATACACAGTTTTCCCTTTCATTAAGGAACAATAATCTTCCCAAGTTTTTGGGTTATCGGGAATCTTTTTAAATATTATCTTTTCAAAGGTTGACTTTTGACGGTCAATTTCGTACCCTATTGGAGGTATGATATTTAATTCTTTTTCCATTGCTGTTTCGTTTTTGATTTTTTATTTAATTCTTTCGTGAACTCTTTACGGAAGTTGCAAACCCAGTCACAATTAAAATCGTTAAACTCACCTAATTCCTCGCAGTCCTTCGTGTCACAACACTTGCAGTACGCCTCGCAAGCAACTTCGATTAATTCTTTTTTCATAATTTCTCAAAATAAAATTTATCAAATTGTGTAACTTTCATCATTCCAAGTTTTTTAGCGAGTTTTGCCTGAAAAGTATTTTGGCAAGTTCCGTACAAAGTTGTTTTTATTTTATATCTGAACTGTTCAATATCAAGCGTACCTTTGTAGAAATTACATTGCCGACAAGAGGGATTAAGATTCTCAAGACTATCGTCCTGTGTCTCAACGCCATCGTTCTCAAGAGATGAAGCATAGACCGCTTTTATATGGTCTACCTGCATAGTACTTAGCGTTAAGTCGCAACCGCAATACGCACACTTTCCTCCGTATTTGTTTAAGACGAGTTCTCTTGTCTTTTTTGAGATTCTTTTATGCTTCATTTTTCGTTTTAAATGTTATATCCTGCCTTGTAGGCGTTGATTATTAACTCTTTGATTTCCTCTTTGTCAGTGACGCTGTTGGCGTACTCGTTTGCCTTTGTGTCGAGGTCGGTTATTGCTGGTCGGAGTTCAACCTCTATTGGTTCGTCCTCCCATGTGAGGTCGGGGAACATATCTCTTCTAACAATCCAGCAATACCATTCCGAACACCAAAAATATTCTGAACGCTCTGGCTTTTCTTTAAAAAAACCAATTTCTCCGTCAGCATCTCGTGCCACAAAAAATTTATAAGTTTTATTTTTCATTTTCTTTCAAGATTTCTTTTACATATTTGACTATTCTTTCATATTCACGACCTGATTTCTCACTGTCTTTGTACGCTTTTTTAATCAGTTCCTCGCCTGTGCCGTAGAAACAACCTACAGACCACATATTATTACTACGTGTCCATGTGAAGTAACGACCGCTTGACCACCAGTTTTGAAAAACAATATAATCGAATTTATTTGATATTTCTGCGTTTCCACACACACAAGTGTATCCATACAAACGAACATTAGCAAACACACACGCATTGCCATACACACGAGCATTATCAAACACACGAGCATCGCCATACACACAAGCAAAACCAAACACACGAGCATCTCCATACACAAAAGCATTATCAAACACACACGCATCGCCGTACACACAAGTGTATCCAAACACAAAAGCACCGCCATACACTTGACATTTGCCATACACTTGACATTTGCCATACACGCGAGCATGCTCATACACACGAGCGTTATCACGCACAACCGAATTACCATATACCCACGCCTCTCCAAATATATGAGCGTTACCATACACACGAGCATGGTCATATACCCAAGCGTCATCATACACCCAGGCATTTCCTTCATGTGCTAAATTATTCTCCGATTCGACGAATCCACCTTTTTCGCCTTTCTTGACATCACCAAAGTCTTTTAATGCCTCAATACGATATAAGGTCTTACCTTCAACCTCAATCGTTTCGTCTGTTAGTTTATATTTCTTCTCCATCTTCTTCTTTTATAATTGCCTCTATAGACTTCATAAAGTGTTCATATTGTCGTCCGAATTTTTCGTTGTCTTTATATGCTTGCTTGACAAGTTCTTCAGCGGTACCGTAAAATGTTCCCACTCTCCACATATTGTTAGGTCTTGTCCAAGTGATTATTCTATTGTATCTTGACCACCATTCATAAAAGGTAACATAATCTTCTCTTTTCTTTAATGTCACATTACCACCGATACAAGCGTTACCACGTACCACACAATAATCTTCTATAATAGCATCATCATAGACAATAGCATCTCCAGTAACACGTGCACCCCCCCTAACACAAGCATTTCCGCGAATCCGTGCATTACCTAATGCGGTACCAAATACCTTTGCATATTCACCAATAGTGGCAAACTCAAACACGTATGCATTTCCGTACACTTGTGCGTTATCACAAACATAACCATACCCATAGATATCGGCGGTTTCAAATACTACTGCTCTATCAGTAACACAAGCGTGCCCATACACTTTAGCGTCGTTAAATATACTTGCACTCTTATGAATATGGGCATTCTCGTAGACACGAGCATTCCCAAATACAACAGAGTTATTGTAGAGATGGGCATTGTCTTTTACTATTGCATCGTCAAAAGCACAAGCATCATCGTAAATCCAACAGTTTCCTTTTTGAGACAGGTTTTTCTCTGACTGGACGAATCCCCCTTTATCGCCTTTTTTAATCTTGCCAAAATCTTTCAGTGCCTCAATGCGATAGAGTGTCACATCGTCAATCTTGATAGTTTCATCTGTTAGTTTATATTTCTTTTCCATTTTCATAGTTTTTTATCAGTTCATTAATTCTAATCTTCGTTATCCGCTTTTGGCGGTTGCGGTTTCGCTGGCACCATGGGCAAGTGCCGTGGTTTCTGCAACTCTTGTCATAGAGTTTGCTTCCACGCCACTGCCTACGGTGCTCTCGGCTAAGGGTCTTTTCGTTGTATGCCATTTGGTTCAACAATTATTTTAAGCGTTCTCCAACTTTGAAATTGTATGCGAGGTATTCTGTCCACAACTCCAAGAATTGTGTTCCAAAATATCTTGCCTTTTCGTATGTATCAAGACTTAAGCGAAATCCACTGTATACAGTCGAATACGAGGAACGACAATATGCATTCAAACACCCCCAACCCACATACGCACCACCAGCCGCATGAACAGACAGAAGCAAACCCCTTTCTTCGCTATCCATGCACTCCACGTCGTCTTTGGTATATAAGGTAAACCAAGGATAGTAGTAATTGGTACGATTGCCGTTAGAGTCGGGATAGACTTCCACCTTGCCACCCCAAAGAGCCTTACAAACAAGCTCCAACTTCATAAGGGCGATAATGTGCTTTGGTACTCCAGCATTAGTTAGTGCAACCTCATCAACCTTTTCACCAAGCGCAGTGCAAGCGTTATCATAGGTCTTGATAGACTTGTAATCTTTGAGGTTTGGAATGTTTGGGAGAATGTCTGTAACATAAGCCCAGAATATAATATCTTTATTTATGGCAACCGCATCCCAATCCATATCATCAGATACGAACTGAAAATTATAAACATTGTTTTGGTTGTCAATAAGCATTACAGGAATGATGTTGTTTTCATATCCTTTGTTGCTTGGTTTCTCGCTTGGCTTTCGCCAGATACTTTTGAGGTATTCCTGTACCTCAACCGTTTTTGTTTCTTTTTCCATTATTATTTTTTTTTGCATTTTTAAATTCCTCTACGGCATCGTTGTACCCTTGTTCGTAAATTTCTGCCTCCTTGCATTTGCGGAGGCAACCGTCACGCAGACGGCATTTCTTGCAGTAGTTGTTCATAATCATTCGTCTTTAAAGTGTTTAAAACATCCACACCCATTCTCAACGGTCGGCATATCTTGCCAACCTTCGTCTATCAGAGCATCGCAAATATAGTCAGGCATGTGAAGAGAGTTAAATATTAAAAAGTTATAGATTTTGCATCTGTTCAGTTCCATTCTCTTTGCGAATTTAATGCCGTAATCACCCACTAATTCAACATCTTTCACTTCGTTTTTATTGGCGATGTGGTAATACTTGCATTCGTAGCACAACGCTCTATTAATTGGAATTTTATTGCAATAGTGTTTCTCGTGTTTTTCGCAAGTGTTTTTGCGAAGAAACATTTTGCCACAATATTCGCACCTATATGCTTTTACTTCTTTCATATCTTCCTGATTTTATATTTCTCAAAATAAGGCTTAAAAAAGTCGGCTAACTTATCGGCGATTTCCTCGCACTCCGCCACAGAGAATTTAGGTTGAGTGAGTGTCACATCCACACGCTCATCTGTATTCCCAAGAACGATGGTAATACTATAACCGTAGTCTTCCAGCACACCGACTTCATCTCTCCAGTCGTAGAAACCGTGCGAAATAATGTACTTTAATTCGCCATCCGCATCTCTCACCGTGCGCATGTAGGCATAATCTTCCCTACCGATAAGGTTTTTCGTATGCAGTTTATACCCTCGCCTTTCCAACTGGCGTTTAATTTGATTCGCTTTTTTTGCGTCCATATTTGGCTAATTTTTTAACGTATTTGACGAAATAGTTTAATTGTTTGCGATTTTCATCGTAAAATTCGAAACTATACAACCAAACACTTTTACCTTTTTTATCAAAATTCGAAAATAAGCAAGTATAACAATTAATCATAATACTATCTTTAAATATATTAAAATCGACATTAAGTGATATTTCGTATAAACTATTAGTAGATAGCCACTGTTGCAAATTTTGCAACTCTCGCAGAAGCATCATCATTTCTTCTTTCGTTGTTTCCATTGTTTTTGAATTATTAGTCGTTCTACAAAATCACAAAACTTTGCTTCCCATGCGCATAAATGGCTGCAATTAAACACCGCCCAAAAAACATAAATCGGAAGCGAGAGCACGAACACAGCCCATAACACGCATAATACTGCGTTTCGTTTTATTCTAATCTTCATAAGTCAATCGTCTTTTTTAACCTCATAACCTCTGCGCTCCAATTCGTCAATAAGCACATCATCGTCCGCATCTTCAATGATTTCGGAGATAAATTGTTCTTGTTGACTTTTTTGCAACCAATCATAAAAGTTGCTTACACATTCAGCCTGCTCCATATAATTAAGGCTGTTAAAAGCCTCGTCAATATCTATCGAAACATCTGCACTTATTGTAACTTCTGCTATCATAATCGTTTCAGTTTAAAATAGTTTTTGTTGTCTTACATGCTGTTTCAGACGCTCAACAGCCTTCTTGAAATATGTTTCATTTATCTCACACGCTGTCAGGCTGAAACCCAAATTGTGGCACGCAACACCGATGGAACAACTTCCAAAGTGCGTGTCGAGTATCTTGTCGCCGTCCTTGGCATAGTTGTTGAGCAGCCAAGCATACAGCGAAACTGGCTTCTGTGTCGGGTGGAAACGCCTGTCTTTCGTTGAGCCTTGCGGCATACACTCGTAAACCTTTGCGTTCTCCTTGAATGAAGTCCATGCGTATTCTGCCATCGCCATTGAGAATCCCTCGGAAATGGTGAGTTTTCGCCACACAACGAAGCATCTTGTCGGGGGCATCTTGAAGTAGTTCGCTCCCCATATAATCTGATTCCGTGATACCCTGAACAATTCCTTGAAGTAGTCTTCCGACGGTGCGATGTCCCACGATATTCGGTTCTCCTTTTTTCCGTCGTGGGGGGGGGTAATTGTACCTTTCGAACCTACCCCTGAAAGCGTGGTTGACTTGTATCGGTCGAATCTTCCCCCGAACCTGCCCCCCCCATTTAGTCCCCCGTCGTTTCCGCCACCATAAGGTGGGTCGCAGATTGCGAGGTCAAATGCGTTGTCGGGGAGGGTTCTCATATACTCCATGCAGTCGCAGTTAAGGAGTTCTATATTTTCAGTTATTTTCATTATTAATTCAGATAAAGTTCAATTTCCTCGATCCGTTCTCTGTCGTAGGTGAACGGAATCTCGTTATCGTCCTCGTCATACACCTTGATGCTGCGTATCTTCTCCACCTTTACGCCATTCGGGTAGTAACCCTTGCATGGGTCGTCCCACGTCCCAAACTCGTGGTCGAAACTATCGTCACGCCACTCGCAAACCACCACCACATCAAGGGAAACCTCGGCGCAGTAGTCATCACTGAACTGAATGCAGTCCTCGTACTCGTCCTCGTACTCGTCACTCTCTATCGGCTTGCCCTCACGATAGTGTCGGCAGAAATAATTCAGCCCTATATAGAGTTGGTCATAAAAATTGTCAGGTAGTTCCATAGTCCTAAAAATATTGCCGTCCTTTTTCGGTGTTCATGTATTCTTCTATCGTTTCGCTCATCACGGCTTTCACCCTCTTTACAAGTTCCTCCGCCATGTCTGCGTAGTAGTAGGATAGCGGCTCGCTGCCGCCTGTGTCTATCATGCACACCGCCTTGTTGAAGTCGCTGGCAAGTCCTCGCATCATCGCCGAGAAGTCGTTGTCCTTGCCTATCCTGCCGTAACTGATTCTGTGCTCCACATCGGCGAAGTCGTCGGCGCACACGGTGCATACATCGGCGGCGCAGAAGCACATCAGCAGGGCCTTTGCGCCGATTATTCGGTTTCGGTCTATTTCCTCCACAAGGCGGAGTTTCTGCGCTTCCAGTTCCTGTATCTTCGGCAGCAGCGCTTTCGCCTCACGGTCAAGTCCGCACTTTTTCAGCACATCGTGTTGCTCTTTTGCGAGTTTGATTTGACATGCCAAAGTGTTCACTTTTTCCACTCCTACAATTTGAGCTTCACTCGCCCATTTTCTTTCTTTTGCCATAGTTTCTAAAAATTGTCAGAAATAGACAAATTACAATCCTGTACTATTGAAACCACCGTTTCCACGTTTTGTCTCATTAAGTTTTTCAACTTCCTCGAAGCAGGTTTTCTCGACTTTCCGGATAACCATTTGCGCTATTCGCTGTCCTTTTTTGACAGTAAACGGCTCGGCTCTGTTGATGACTATCACACCGACCTCGCCACGGTAGTCCTCGTCGATTAATCCATATACCACATCTGCGTCGAAACGCCCGGTCTCGATAAGGCTTGTGTTCATCTTTCTCTCTCCGGCGAAGCCTTTCAGCGCATATCCGCTTCTTGGGTGAATCTCGGCACAGAAGCCTTTCGGCAACTGCATCGCAAACCCAGTGCGGATAAGGTTTCTGCCACGGTTGACAACCACATCTTCGCACACGCAAATATCGTATGCCGCCGCTCCGTCGGTCGCCATGAACGGAACCTGTGCGCTATTGCTTATTTTCTTTATCTTGATTTTCTCCATTTTTCTTGCTGTAAACTGTTTCAACTAAAATCACGATTGCCATTATCACCCAAAGGAAAAATGACAGAAACGACGACAGGATTATGAATGGGTAAAGGAACCGCATGAACTCACCCCTGTCGTAAAAAGCGTCCCTGATAACAACCAGGAACAGAATGTTGGCTAATACGCCGACTGTGTAGAATGTTGCGAATATCATAGTTCTAATCTTTTTTGGTTTTTATAAACAGCACCTGGTTTCCGTCACGCATCCCGGTGCTGTCGCACACGAAAGGAACTGTGCCGTTTTTCGTCTCCGAAAGGCAGAGCATATTGTCTTTTGTGTCTCCGTTAACGAGGTCGCTTCTGTATATGCGCCTGTGAATGATTCTCACCTTGTTCCTGTCCTCGTCGATAATGTCGGAAATGTGCTCCGCCTCAAGCTCTCTCGAATACGGAATAACGCCTTTGTCGATTTTTTTCTCGTTGTAGATGAAGATGTCGTCGGCAGAGCGTGTTATAGGCCGTATCTTTCCTTTCAGCGTGTACCTCTGCACCCTCTGCGAGCCGTTTCCGTAGATGATGATACACATCACAGGGAAGTCGCCATCATCGTCAATCTGCACGATGATGGCACGGTCGCCACGGTATGTGACTATCACGCTGTCAGACTCCCCGGAGTGTATCCTTCTCGCCTCGTCGATGTCGAATGGGTACGTCATTCCTCTCCGCCGCTGTTTTCGCCAAGTGCAGCGGTAGCCGCCGACAACACGATTGTGTAAACCTCGTTCAGTCTTTTCATCGTCGTGAGCAACTTGTCGAGGATTTCATTGGTCGAGCCGCTGAAAACAGCACTCGTGAATCCGTCCTCGCCGAATATTGCGAGAATGCGTCCCTCACATGCGATATAGTTATCTATCGCCTTTGACAACTCTTGCTCGGCATTATCAAATGCCAGTCTCTCTTTTTCTTTCATAAATCAATTCTAAGCGTTTAAAATTTTCGTTTGGGTTAATTACTTGTCTGTTCACAGAAAATCCGCCACAGACGATATTTGGTGCCTTAAATCAAATTCTCTACATCATTTTCTGCTGTAGATTTTATCAATAGGCTCAAAACTTCCACTTTTCTCCATCCGGAATCCCGAAAGAATATGGTTCAGGTGAACAGCAACACGGCGGTATGCTGTGCGTCTGCCGAAGCCCTGGATATTGTTGAACTCAGGAGAAACTATGAACTCGTCAAGGTTGCGCTTCATGTTCCTCACGTCGATAATTGTCAGCCCAGTGAGCTGTTCAAGTCTTGTCATTTTTTATTTTCTTTGTTAATGAATATTAAAACGCTACTGTCTCATTAATTGGCGGCTGTGCTTGCGCAGAGGAACCGCACAGATAATCGTCCTGGTTGATGTCGTAGTAGTGCGTCGTAAGACCGTCAAAGCCGAGCAGGCATTCGCCGAGGCTTGTGTTTCTGCCTTTCGCCTGAATGAGAAGCCCTGTGCCGTTTGTCGAGTAGCGGCTCCAGTTCTCCGTCATGTCGGGGTATTGCAGTTTTTTTCCGACAAACCATTCGGGACGGTAGATGAGATACACGTTGTCGGCGGCGTTCTCAAGGTCGCCGCTCTCTTTCAGTTGCGCAAGCCGTGGAATGGGCTGCTCTCCGCCTCCCGGTCTTGCGAGCTGCGACACGAGGATTATGCAGATGTCAAGTTCTCTTGCGAGAGCCTTCAACTTGTTTGCCGCCGCCGCTATCCTGTCCCTTTTCTCACGCTCCCTGCCGGTGAGCAGCTGGACATAGTCGATGACTGCGAGCTTCACGCCGTTGTGGAAAGCCAGCGAGCGGATCGAGCGTTCAATCACGGAAATGTCGGTCGTGCATTTCTCGTCAAAGTAGATTGGGTAGGACGACAGTTGCGCAACCGTTGCGCAAAGGCTGTCCATTTCGTTGTACTCAAGCGGCTTTGACAGTATTCTTGACGACGACACGCCGCTTTCCATCGAGGCGAGTCTTGCAGTCAGCTGTTTCAGCGACATCTCAAGCGAGTATATCGCCACCGGCACGCCGTTCTTTGCGACACCGAGAGCCATTGCGAGAGTTAGCGAGGTCTTTCCTGCGCTTGTGCAGCCTGCGACTATGTTCAAGTCGGACAGCTGTAGCCCGCCTTTTTTGTCGATATACCGGAATCCGCAAGGCATACCTGGCTGGAATGTGCCGTCAATCATGTTTTGGCAGTCACGCAAAAGGGAGTTTCCTGTGCTTTGTATCGACACATACGCCGCCTCCTGAACCTCCGATGCGTCGGCCGCCTTTTTCAGTTCCTCGGAGATGGACTCGACCGAGTTTGTCACGTCAAGCACCTTCTCCGACATCATAAGGCATTTCGAGTATAGCTCACGCCTTCTTTTGACCTCAAGGAGATATACGGCGATATAGGTGGGGTCACTGAGCGATATGTTCGATATTCCTATGCCTATATACTCCTCCCTTGTCGTCTTCAATCCGAGCTTTGCCGATTCAAGGATAATGGAGAGCAGGTCTATCGTTTCCTTCTTCCTGTGCAGCGAGCATACCGTGTGGAACCAGTCCTTGCCAAGTTGCGTGGTGAAGCACTCGCTGTCGATGTACTGTAGGCAGTTGGACAGGTAAACATCACCGCCACCGGTTATCCGTTGAATCAGTTCTAACTCGGAATCTTTTGCGTAGATAATTTCTTGCATTAGTAGTATTTCTCGTTTTTCCTCTTGTAAGACAAGTATGACATTTTCAGCATTCTGAAAGTGTCCCAAGACCTGTCTTTCGCCTCCTTCTCGAACATCATTATTTCGAGTTCTGGTATAGCGAGATGTGACCATTTGCAGTAGAACCATGTTGCGAAATCCCTGTCAAGGTTCTGTTGATTTGCGCAGTTCAAGATTTCGTTGTAGAAAGCTTGCTTTCTGTCGAACAGCTTTCCTTTCACAACCGGGATGTTGTCGAGTTCGTATTTAACTTTGAATTGCGCCTCCCTTCTTGTCACCCCGTCAATCATGCAAGATGATTTTTTCCTCGCCTGATTGATGCAGTAGTCGAGTGTTTTTTCGTCAATTCCGTAGCTTTTCATCACCACCTCACGGTAGATTGTGTTTGTGAGGAACTCCTCGAAAACATCTTTTTTTTGAGTTTGAAAAACTTCTTTTTTTTCTTTTTGTGACGGCTCTGCCGGCACTTGGGGGATAAAGGGGGAAAAAAAATTATTAAAACTCTGAATATTATTATCAGAAGAAGATGATAATTTATTATCAGATTCTGATGATAATATATATTCTTCCTTATCTTTCTTTTTATAGGGGGTGTGGGGGGAAGGTTTTTCTTTACTTGGCATATCTGCCAAACACTTGTTGTTTTTACCAAACATTTTAGTTCGTAAAACCACACGTTCTTTTGAGTTGTTCTGTATTATTTTTTCTTCTATCAAGAACTTGTTTTTCTTTAGTTTTTCAATAGACCTTCTGATTTGGTCATAGGTGAAAAACGGAAGTTTGTCATAAACATCTTGGTTTGACGAAAAAGATATTGAGTCAATATTTGACAATTCGTTTACTCTTTCCCACTCACGAATTTTTGCGTATATAATAGCCGCATTTCCGCCGACTTTTTGTAAGACATCAATTTCGATGTTACAATTCAAAATGTTGGGGTCAAATATAGAATTACGTTTCATATCCTATCGCAAAATATTAATCGTTTTCAACAGGGTTTACACTCTCTGTTTTCTGCGCTGTCGTGCGTTTCAGAAGTTTTATCACCTCTCGCATTTCATCGGAGGTGATAAAAATCTTCTTATTTCCTATTTTAATGCCCCGTAGGGCGACGGAAACCTCGTTGGTGGACTGCATTTCGTCCAGCAATTTTAAACGCGTCACACGCCAAATTTCGGGCTGCTGTATCATTAGTCGTATTCTTTGATTTTTATTCCGTACTTGTCAAGCATCATCTTGCGGCGGAGAACATAGTCGGTCTCCTTTTTCGTGTAGGAGGATTTCACGTCCTCGACCACCTTCTCTCCGTTGTTGAGCGTGTAGGTGAAGTCGGCCGTATAGACCGACTTGCTCTCGATGCACACGTTCTTGATGACCTGCTCGGACACAAGCGTGTTCACTATCTCCTTTCTCGGCATGTTATGCTCCCTGCAATACTCGAAGGCATCGGTTTTCCTGTGGAAAGTTATGCCGTTCACGATATACGCCCTCTTGCGCTTCGTGCCTACAATCCTGTCCTCGTAGTACGCTGGTGTGAGCAGGAACTCGACTTGACGCTTCAAGTCGTGGATAACGCCCTGCTCCTCCATTCTGCGCAGCGCAAGATACCGGTCATACTCCTTCTTGGAGTCGAACTCCATGACACAGGAGCCGTAGTCGATGCCGTTCTCATCACAGTAGTCAAGTGCGTCGTGCTTGTTTCGGAGCATCTTGATAACACCGTCCATCCTCGTGATGATGTACAGTTTCGTTGCGAAAAACTTGCTCTTTCCTTTCATTGCTTGTCGTAGATTAGCATGGGGACTTTCGCTATCGTCAGGCCGGCCTTGTACTCGCCCCTGATTGCCAACGCCCTCATGACGTTTTTGATTGCCTCGTCAAGTTGTGGCGAGGCCTTGATTTCTGTAAGTGTTGCGGAGAGCGGGAACGCCTTTTTCAGCGATTTCTCCGTGATGATGTTTGTTACGATGTTTTCGATTAGTTCGTTCATTGTTACTCGATGTATGCGTTAAACATTTCCTCATATCCGACCTCGCCTGGGTATGGGAGCCGGACATCATAGTTGACTTGCGCCCATGCGTGGAACTTGTCGAGGAAGTCGGACATCTGCTCGGTGGTGAAATCCCTTGTTCGGAAATCGAACACCTCGCTCTTTCCTGTGAATATATTCTCCCTTTCACTCTGCCCGATTACAGCCCTTACGATAGCGGTCTTGCAGTATTCTATGTCGGTTTCCCCGATAAAGTCTGCGAAGCACCTTATCCACAGGTGCAATAGGGCGTTTTGGGACAGCGTTCGCTTTTTCTTGCTCGCTATCTCCACACTTTTTGCGCCTTGTTTGATTAAAGAGGCAAGGTAGGCTTTCGCTTTCCCTGCCTCTATCGGATTGCTGAGATTGTATCTCATTGGAGTTTCGTTTCGTTACTGAAAAGTTGTCAGATATTGACAAATAATTTCAAGCCATTAGAATGGCAAGTCGTCTGCTTTCTGTTTCGTCATGAAGTCCTGCTGCTGCATAGGTTGCATAGGTTGCGCAGGTTGTGCAGGTTGTTGCTGCATAGGCTGCTGGACTTGCTGAACTTGTTGGACTTGTTGAACTTGCTGGACTTGTTGAACATGCTGTTCCGTGTACTGCTGCACCGGCTGCTGTGGAACAAGTTCGATACAGCGTGCGGTGATGAAGTATTTGCTCTCGCCCATGCCGTTCACATTCTCACGGCCGTTGAGTGCGAAGCGAACTTTCACGACGCTTCCCTCAAGGCTCTTGTACTTGTCGTAGTCGTTGACCTTTGCGGGCGGGATTTCAAAGCAAAGGATGTTAGTGTAAACATCGCCAGTCCACTCGTCAACTCGTGAGCAGTCGAGGATTACGTTTCTCTTTGCGAAAGTGTTTCCGCTTTTTGTCAATAGGTTCTCAATCTCGGTGATTCTCTTTAATTTTCCTATAATTTCTAACATATCAGTAGATTTTGATTTTAATTGATTCTGCCTGTTTCGCTCTTTTCTTTAAAAACTTGTTGTAGATTTCGGGCATTTCCTCTTTCAGTCTTGCCGAATCGAACGTGAACGATTCCTCCGAACTTGGAATTACCCTTGTGAGCAAAATCCTTTCGTCCTTGAAGGATTTCACGTTGTGGAGCCGCATGATTTCGAGAAGCCCCTTTTTCAAGTCGGCCTCTCTCTGCTTCGCATCTGCGAGCGCCTTGCATATTTCAACCGCCTCGCTGATGGCGTCGTCGCTGAGCTGCATGGAGCCCTCGCTTTCCACCGGCTTGTCGCACACGAACCTCTCGCCTTTGCTGTCCGCATCAAGGAGTTTCACAACCGTGCTTTCGTCTTTCGGCTCAACCTCCACAATCGCCGGGTTTCCGTACTGCTTTTTCGGGAGCCAAACAGCGCACAGCGTCTTCACCTTTCCTTTCAGTTCCGGGTTTTGGAGATAGAAAAGGTGTCTGTAGATTGAAAGTTGCCATGACACATACTCCTTGTCGAGTTTCGATGTCGTCTTGATGTCGATTAGTGCGATATTTCCGTCGCTGTCAACGGCCGTGATGTCGATGGCCGATGCGTAGTGCTCACGGTCTGTGACGATGTACTCGTTCCTTACCGTTGTCAAACCTTTCTCCTGCATCAGTCTCCGGTATGCCACATAGTTCTCGTCCGTGTTGCCGGTGTCGCCGAGCGAATCGCAAAGCTCTATCGTGGCGTGTACTCCGCTGCCGTATTCCGCCGCCCTGTCAAGCACGGCCTTGGGAATTTCCGAGTACTTGTCCTCGAACAGTTGTCGGTGAAGCACGCTTGTGATACCGGACAGTTCCTTTCCGTCAAGGAAATACTGGTGTGCAGCCTCGTTGAACTGCACACCGGAGTTATTAAGCGGAAGCGTCTTGCAACTCATGTTTCCTTTGTGAGAATAGTTGTTTAAATGGAAGCGAAGACTGCAAGCTGGTGTTGCTCTTCCAAATGCTGAGAAGTTCGTCCATAGTCTTTGCGTTCTTTACCATCACCTCTATTTTGCTCTTGGCTGTATCGGTGTTTTTGTCATCATTTGGCAAATCCTCTCCAGCGTAGATGTAGAGTCCGAGTCCGTGTCTTGCCACGGCTTTAGTCAGGCTTCTTTGGATAGCCTTGTTCACGTCGGTTGATGTGATTTTGTCAAGTGCTATCGAGCAGTTGCTGTTGTTCATGACCGGGAGGCATTCGATATACTCTATGCCTTCAACGGTAACACCGGTTTTAACCCACGCAGAGCGTCCGTCGGTATGGTAAATCATACCGTTTGCGTTCTCGTAGATTTTGTACGTTGAGTTCGGGTAATGCTTTTTGAGTATTCCCCAAGCCCATGCCCAGGACAGGTAGGACAGTTTCACCTTGCCAATGTCCTTGACCTCGACATGCTCCGAGCAGTCTATTGCGCTCAGCACGTCGTAAACAGATTTCTTCTTTTCTGTTGCCATAGTTGGTTTTTAAAATTGGTTAATAAATAAATTCACTGTGTTCCCCATCACGGAGTTGAGCCGTGTTGAGCGCACCGTCTGCGCATGGGGATTCCAAGCGTGGCAGTTTCCTTGTCGGTGCTCGTTTTCGGGCGTTCCCCGATGGACTTGCCACAAACATGATGACATCAAAAGAGTTGTTGGCTACCCCGGTAACGAGCCGGGGTGGCGGCGGATAGATAACAACTATGAACAATATGCAAATTTCAGTTCCGTCGCCATCAGCGTCTGATAGCCAATCAGCATCCTCACGGACACGATTTGGAGATTATGGGTGGCGCACTTCGGGATCGAACCGAACACAGCCCACACCGTTTGGGGTGCGCCATTCCCCGGCATATCCTCACGGACTTGCCGGGCAGTTAACCTATAAATCATATTCTATGGGAATTATCGCCGGAAGTCAATTCCGGCAACCGGGCGCAGTCCGTTCTTCACAGAACAGACTACGCATTAAGCTTGTAACCAAAAAACATACCAGTGTAAAGTGTTAGTTGTGGGGACACCGGGAATCGAACCCTATATGCGTAATAATATGAAGAAAACCTGCCCGAAGCCCCAGGCTACGGAATTGCCGTGTCCCCTTTTTCCAGCCTTATCTTCACAGACGTGGCTGGGTATTGAATTGTAAATTAGTTAATATGTATAAAAACATGTTGCTGCCGTGGATGGATTCGCACCATCGCCTCAGAGGCTATCCAGCGCTCTGCGCTCTACATACTGAGCTACACGGCATCAATATGCCCCTTGCATCCGTCCTCACGGATTTCCGCAAGCCGTTATGAAGAAAAATTACTACAACTTTATAACTAAATCCACTTGTGGATGGCGAAGGAGTCGAACCTTGGCGTTAAGCAGATGTGGTGCGCAATCCGATTCGCTGAACGCCCTCCGTAAAACTGCCGTATCTTCGCAGACAGGGCAGTCAAAACAAACATTTATAATAAATCATTTATTATGGAATTAATCTTGCTGGGTGTCGTGTCTCGCACACGATTGCGAGTCTTTGGCTCTCACACCCATATTATAAAAGAAGCAACATTTTTACTTATGCCGTTACGCTCTCATCAGCACGGAGTGCCGAATCTGCTTGCTACGGTTTCCTCGCCTTCACTATTTGTGTCGGCGCAGGGTTCTCCCTGAATAGGGGATTTAAGGTCTCCCCGGTGACAAGTGCCCCATGTGGCGGTATCGCTCCACCCATTTCTGCGGTCTTCTCCGACATGGGAATAATGATGATGGTTTTCGTCAAGCCTTCCTGGTGTCGAGGTAGTTGATGAGGTACCTCTTATTGAAAGCGAGTCTTCCGTTTGACAGCTTAGTGCAGTTCAGCTGTCCACGGAACACCATTTGTCTAATCGCACCCTCGCTCTTTCCGAGGATGGCGGAAGCCCTTGCGATGTTGACAAGCTGGTTGTCGTCTGACTTCAACCGCTCGTTGATTTCAACCATGACTTCCAAGATTTTGTTCAAAATTTCCGAATTAGTGGTCATATTTTCTTGTTTAATTTTATTATCCGATTAATTATGTGTAAGTTTGTATCATATTTAATAACAGACAAACTCAACTGTTATCATATTTAATAAACGTGTTATAATGATGTTTATCATATTTAATAAATTATTTATTACAAATTTAAAACATATTTATTATATATAAAAATTTATTTATCGCAATCAATAAACATATTTTATAAATTAACAATATTTAATATCTACAATTTTTAGAAATGGAAAAGAATACGCCTAATGAAAGAATTAAGTGGATTCTCAAGCAAGAGAATTGCTCAATACATCAGTTGGCAGGAGGTAACAATAATCTTTTACAGAAGTTTTACAGACAGATTAATGTAGGGGCGCCTTTGACGGCAGACATTCTGAGAATAATACTCACCACATTTCCCCAGTACAACCACATGTGGATTCTCAACGGTGAAGGGGAGGTGAAAGAGTCCGGGATGCAAGGCATGAAAAAGTCAAACTACGGCGAGGGCTGCAAACCAAATGTGTATGACCCCAATGTTGTGGAGTGCTGTGAGCCTGGCGCAGTTTTTAACGCAGCCACAGAGGGGAAGCTCAATGGGTACATCGCCATGCCTGGCGCTCCTGCGAACGTGTTCTACATCAAGACTGACGATGACGCAATGGAGTCAACCGATATAAAGGAAAGCATACCGAAAGGCTCTTTTATCGCTGTAAGAAGCACAAAGGACACTTACATACGGTGGGGCATGAACTATGTCATCTGCACGTCAAGTGGTATTTTTGTGCGCAAGTTGATGCCGAGCCAAAACGACGGCTATGTATTGTGCAAATCCAACAAAGATGAAAAATACCCTCCATTCGAGATTCCGAAAAAAGAGATTCTTGGAATGGCTCTTGTCGTCGGTGTCGTGTATGGATATTTTTTTAATTAATGTACAAAAAAGATACAAGTTGCCACATTTTTATATGTAACAACTTGAATATCAGAGGTTGGTTTGAGTCCCAGCCGAATCACCAATCCTCCAAAGGTGAGAAAATCCCAAAGAT